GCATATTTTGCGCCATAGCAGGAGGCATATTTTGCGCCATAGCAGGAGGCATATTTTGCGCCATAGCAGGAGGCATATTTTGCGCCATAGCAGGAGGCATATTTTGCGCCATAGCAGGAGGCATATTTTGCGCCATAGCAGGAGGCATATTTTGCGCCATAGCAGGAGGCATATTTTGCGCCATAGCAGGAGGCATATTTTGCGCCATAGCAGGAGGCATATTTTGCGCCATAGCAGGAGGCATATTTTGCGCCATAGCAGGAGGCATATTAGAGAGTTTATCCCCAACTATTCCGTTAAATTTAGTCTTCATGTCTGATAACTTACCTGTCATATTACTTAACGCACCAGCTTTATCCCCCATTATTCCGCTAAATTTAGACTTCATGTTTGATAACTTACCTGTCATATTACTTAACGCGCCAGCCTTATCCCCCATTATTCCAGAAAATTTAGACGCCATACCTGAAAACATTCCTGAATTTTTTCCCGTTTTACTAGCTATACCAAACCCGTAACATCTATCAGTATCACAATTATTTTCACTTATTAAATTAGTAATTCTAACTGTTAAATTTTTTAATGCTAGACCAACAGTAAAATCTATTTTCTTAGTTATAGCCATAAATGGATGTGGAACTTGAAGAACTATAATAAATATTAGTAATATACATACAATTATTCCTATTATATAGTTATATATTTTTTCCATAAAAATCTGCTTGCTGGTTTGTTTTTTATCTTTAGGAATATTACAATCTACAGGTGGAGGTTCTATTTTTTTATTCAATACACCAATAAAAAATATTAACTTATCTGAACCAACATCTTCAACCATTAATGTTATTAATCGCAATAATATATAAATTACAATAAATTTTATAATTATTGCTGTATAACTCTTAAGTTTTTCAATAATATTGCATAAACCAGGAATTTTGAGTAATATCCACTTAATTGGACGTATTAATAATATAACCATAATCAATACACATATACCTAATATAAATAATAGTGACGACTCCACTATTTTAGCAAACTTTAATAAATTGGGTTTATTTTGTCCACACGACATTTTATAAAATGCTTTTGCAATTATAGAACCCACTACGATTACAGCAATAGGCCATAATATATACAACGATCCAATTAATTGTTTAAATATTTGAATTACATCTAATTCGTCTTTAATTCTGGGTAAATAATCAATCAATAAATAAAATATTAAATAAATACTTGTAACTACAAAAAATAAAGAATATACTACTTGTGTTACATTTTTGTTAAATGAAAACGGTAAATCTGGTAAGTCAATATAACCAGCTGATATCCATTTAAAAAATTCTTGTATACTTACCCATGATAAAAAAAGTAGTAAAAATAGTACAATTAAACCAGTTAATATACCAGGAAATACATTTGTCGCATGTAAAGGCTTATTATAAGTTACTCTATCGATATTTAATTTAAATTTTCCAGAAGCCTTTCCTAGCGTATCTAAAAGTTTTGCTTTTAATTTGGTAAAAAGATCCATAATCCATGTTGTTACCTTATATATTCTTCTTAATAATACTGCAATTGCTAGACTAAATCGCTTTAATAAATTTAGCTTATTAAACATTTCATCTTTCATAGTAGCTTTTGCGTCTGCTGCGGCTTTTCCATTAGTTCCTTGTGCTTGTACGTTAGGTGGTTGTTGAATAGGTGCTTTGTTCCTCGGCATATCCTCATAATTGCCATCCATATTATATTAAACTACTAATATAAGCGTATATTATTATTTGAAATATTAATCATAATTAATCATAATTAATATTTTCAAATTCTTTTAAATTGATCTTTAAATTATTACAAAGACAAATTTTCTTAATTATTTTATCATCAATTGTTTTTAAATTAACAGAGCATGTTTTCAATAAATAAGCAAAATAGTCTTGCTTTGCGTCGTTTTCTTTAAAATCGGGATTTTTGGCAATCCAATCTTGAATTAGTTTAAAATGTGCTTTATTTAAATTATGTAAAGCCCCTTTTATTTTTGTCTTATCGCTATCTTTTTCCCATAAGTCGTTGTCTTTTATGTATAATGTTTCGCGTTTTGGATCGGTACAATGTAACGGTCTCTCAAAAAGGGATAATTTATTTATTGTTTGTATAATTGCGTTACTTAGTCCAGTTTCTAAACCTTTGTTTTTTGTTAAATCTAAATCTTCCAATGTTAATTTTATTTGTTTTATAAAATCGTTCATGTTTATGGCATTCTTACAACGCTCATTTAAAAACACATTAATATTAAAATTTTGTTTTATAAGTGTATTGTTGTTTGTAATATTGCCTATTTTAGGGACAAATTCTATTAATTGTTTTTGTTGTTCTCCTAGTTGTTTTTGTTGTTCCATGATTTGTTGTTGTTGAATTAATAGTAAATTTTTAATATCATTGTTTTCGGTAAAAAGCTTTAATATCATGTTATGGCTAATATTATCCTTATTTAGGTCTTGGACTTCGCCATTGTTTGTATTGTTATTTTTGTCTTGGTCTAAATTAGTACTAATAGCGCATTTTTTTTTATGATTATATAAGCTTTGGTTGTGTTTGTAACTTTTGCCACATTCGCAAATATAACTTTTATTAGGTGTGTTGTATGTTTTTTCTGTGCTATTTACAGTTAATTCATTATTTTTATGTTTGTCTGTTTGTATGTGTCTCCCATAATCTCCCTTTTTAAATGTATTATAATCGCAAAAGTTACATTTATACAAATATTTATTTTTATCATCCTTAACTATATCCTTATTATGGGTCATTTACTAACTATATTATAGTATATTATAGTATATATAAAAATCCTTAAATCCTTTTTGCGCGAAAAAGCGCTTTTATAAGTATTTAAAAATAAGGTCTTGTGTTTTTTTGAAAAAAAATATATTTCGCTGCTTACATGGTAAGGATTTTTAGCGTCGCCAAAAAGTGGCGCTTTTTTGCGCGTTTTTTATAAGTATTTTATAAGTATTTTATAAGTATTTAATACTTATAAAAAACGCGCAAATTTTCTAAAAATGGGCCTAAAAAAATCATGGTCTCATGTTTTAAATGCCTAAAATTGAATTTGTTAATACATTATGATGCAAAACCTGAAAAAACCATGTTTTTCAACAAAAAAATCTATAAAGGGTTGTGTAAAGTAAAAATGGACATTTATAAATGTCCAAATCCTAAAAAATTCTTGAAATATATTTTGGAAAAAAGAGAGATTATTACCTTTAAACTTTTGCTGCGTTGTTTTGTTTTATTTTTGAAAATTTGTTACCATACATGGTAAGGTGTTTGATGCTGTGGTTTTTCACATGTTTTTCCATATTTTTCCATATTTTTCCGTAATTTTTTTTATTAAAAATTTTTATTAAAAAATTCATGAAAAAGTTTGGTAAAAAATATTAATATGTTGTATAATTAATATTTTGTATAATTAATATTTTGTATAATTAATATTTTGTATAATTAATATTTTGTATAATTAATATTTTGTATTATTAGTAATATGTATAAAATCAAAAAATTTAGCGAATTATTATTTTTATATTCAATAAACATAAGTTTTGTATTATATATTATTGTGTTATTAGGAATAGGTGGTTTTGCGCCACAATATTTGCACTATTTGAAAACATTTTTGCAAATATATATAGGGATTTTGCTGGTTATAACCTACAACCCTTTCACATATAAGAACCACGATTTTGGTGAATTTGATAGACGTTTAGTATTTTCATCCGGCATATTTTTATTATTATCAACTACAATAATTGGGTCGTTTGAGCAATATTTTCAAACCAAAGCAAAATCACTTATTCAAGGCGGAGTAAGTAGTATTACTAATAATTATTTGTATAAATAATATATACCAAAAATATTCCGAAGAAATTTTTAGCAAATAGATCCAATATATTATATAATATATTTTTTGTATAATATGGTAATAATGCTGCTACTCCGTATAACGACCAGAAAAAGAAAAAATATATAAATATATTAAATCCTCTACTATTATGTACTACATAATTTTTATAAATCATAATATAATAAATTAAAAATGGTATAAAACCCAGCATTACACTGTAAAATAGTGAAAGTACCTTTATTTCGCCAAGATACCCAAATAAGAGCATTAACCAATTTAAACACAATATTGGAATAAGCGTTTGATAATTATTTTTAAATATTGAAGTTAGTGTTAGAGTGTGCGTTTGTTTTGTAACCTTTGCTTGTAAAAATAATAAATATGAAATCAATGTTATAAGCATGGTTGGTGTGGTAATTACCCAATCCATGTATCTTGTAGGTGTAATATTTACAACATTCTTAAAATTTAAAGCTAGCCAAATATAAAAAGATCCTTCGATTATTTGGACAAATACTTCTAAGAAAAACAACTCCTTGATTAGCACATATTCCGGTGGAATATTTTTATATGATACAAATAAACCAATTATTAATGTTAGTAACTGAATATATATAGATAATACTAATGTATAACTAAACAATTTTTTAATATTCATATTAAATTATATTATATATATAATATATAATATATAATATAATATAATTTAATATGAATTTAACTAAAACAGACTACATAAAAATTTTAGATTATTATAATGTAGCATTTAAAAATACGACTTATAGCTATGTTAAAAAATTGGCCGAGCGCATTATTGCTGAAAAGTTGTGCAGTTGTATCAAAAAAGTTCCAAATGCAAATAATCCAGAAAGCCGGGCTATTGGTATATGTATTTATAGCGTTATACAACGCAAACATTTAAAAATAAACGGCTTCAGTTGTAAAAAAAAAATGGAGCTTAAAGCCAGCAAGAAGAATAAACATAAACTATTTAAAGATATTGAACAATTATTATTTAAAAACAAAACTACCAAAAAAGTGAGAACACCATGAATAAGTCAACCATTTATGATATGAATAGTGACAGCACATCAAAAACCGACGAAACTTATGACGGACTTCCTTTTTTTAGAAAATATGGTCCTCCACGCACTAAAAACCATGCATATTCAAATAAAGTTGAAAGAACCATTGTTAAAATATTAATGGATCATCCTCATCCAAACATTGTTAACTATTATGATATAACAGATGATTATATTACTATGGAACAATTATTCACTGAAAAATCGGCTTCATGTTGTGTTTGTCTTGAACCGACGAGCTATGATGATTTAATTGAAATACAAGAACTAATGGAAAAAGTAAAGATTTTTTTACAAGGCCTAGGAATTATGTATGTAGATTGGAAATTTGATAATTTGGCTAAATCAGTGGATGGAACTTATAAATTATTTGATTTTGATGCTTCTGGATTGATCGATTTAAATAGTCAGCAATGGATACTTGAGCCGCAACATTATTGGAATTATAATGAGGCATTAAAAAATGGATGTGTAACACCACAAGAAATAGATGATTGGGGTTTTAACTATAATATTATACAAGACGGTTTTAAATTGGTTGAATAGTTACGAGAGATAATTATTTCGTTTATTTTACAATTTTATATTATTATAATTTTATATAAAATTATACGTATTCATTATTGGCATTATTAGCAGGTGCGGCAGTAAAACTATATGATGATATAGAAGATAATAATTTTTTACAAACGTTTAATAATAATACATTAATGGAATTTTTAAAAGGCATTCATTATATTTTATTTATGTCATTAAGCATAGAAGAACCACTATTTTTTTTAATTAGTTACTTACTTAATATACTACATAGTTTTGGAAATAAAGAAAGTTATAGCAAACCTTATGAACATTCGCTATTATATTCTTTTGTGTTATTATTTTTTATAGTAGATTATAAAAAAATAACATCTTTATGTTTGTTTGATAAATTACTAATTATATCTGGTATTTTAATGGCTGCCCTTGAACCATTAATAGGTCCTGCTGTTAAAGATGAGTATTCATTTGCTAAGATGATTTGTAGAGTTATTCTGATGGTTTTTCAAATAATACTATGTTGTTTTATTAGATCAAACGGTCTAAAATATGCTACAATTGAGCTTATAGGATATTTATTTATTTCAGTTTTAGTTCAATTATATTCATTATATTCATTAAGAATGGAAAAAGAAGAAAAAGTAAAGGAAGAAGTAAAAGAAGAAGAAGAAGAAGTAAAAGAAAAAGAAGAAGTAAAAGAAGAAGAAGTAAAAGAAAAAGAAGAAGTAAAAGAAAAAGAAGAAGTAAAAGAAAAAGAAGAAGTAAAAGAAGAAGAAGTAAAAGAAAAAGAAGAAGTAAAAGAAAAAGAAGAAGTAAAAGAAAAAGAAGAAGTAAAAGAAGATAAAGAAGTTAAAAAAGAAATGCAAGATAAAGAAGTTAAAAAAGAAAAATAAAAAGAGAAAATGCAGAACACAACGCTACACAACACAACACCATGCTATGGAAACTTACCATTTAGAGCATCTACTTGCCACTTGGTCAGTGGTTCCTTTGTTCCTGTTTGGTAATGTATCCACGTCGAAGGCGTTGGCTCATTATTGAAGGTCACATTCACTTGCTTGTCGCCGTCGCTAGTATAGTCCCCGTAGTGCCGCGACATGTTTGGATTTGACCCACCCAATACAAACTTCACAAAGCACTCAGCACAATAATGATGCTTGACCGGATACTCTTTTCCATTGACAAACATGGTCGTGCATTGCATGGGCTTTTGAATGCGATGATAGTAGCGTCTGTGTCCATAATTCCATACATACTCGCACACTGCTTCAGTATCGTAGTAGCAGTTTGCGTTCGCACAGTCACCCATCACATGCTGGTACTCAAAACGCTTGTCAACATAGCGCTCAGTAAACACTCCGTACAATGTAGCCACCATCTGCCCGGCAATATAAAACTGGCTCACACATTTGCTAAACAACACACACGTCTCCTTGAAGCAAACGAGGTAGTCTTTGTCTCCGAGCCGGTCAACAATGAGTGCAATGATCTCGCTTGGCAAGTCGCAAATGTTGAGCTCGCAAATCTTGAACTCGCAAGCTTGGCACATCATCATCTCTCTTTTCGCTTTTCGCTTTTCGCTTCTCTCTTTTTGTCCGGGCTATAAATAAATTGCAAAAAAAAGAAATCAATTTTAAAAAAGTATAACAACATCTATAAAAATGTTGTTATAGCATTTAATGCCATCATAGAGCGCACTCTCTATAAGACGGCTCATAATAACCATTTAAAAAGCGCACCTGTCTCTCCGTTAATGGAGCATACCAATCTCTAGCACAATCATACCATGTTGAGGGTTGTGTTGTGTTAAAGGTTACAACTACTTGTTGCATTCCATAACAATAATTTCCGTAATGTTGCGCCACTTTTGTGTTGTTTCCTACTAAAACGTGTCTTTTAAAGCATTCACAACAATAAGGCGAGCGAAACCAGAACTTTTTCTTATTAATTACCATTAAATTTGTGTTTTGTGCATCTTGTTTCCTGTGTACATAACCAAGTCCATCGTGAGCCTCCCATATGTATATACATGCATTATGGGTTTCCTCTTTACAACGCTCATTTACACATCTTGCCATATACTTACGATGTTGATTGTAGCTCTGTAACTCATGTGGATTAAATCTGCTAAACAACACAGCAAACATCTCCTTTGCCACAGCAAATTTTGAAATTAACTTAGACAACGACTTACAAGTAATGTTTAGACCAATTGTGTATTCGTAATTGCCAAGTTGTTTAATAATAAGTAGTATAATGTCGCTTGGTAAGTCGCAGACGCTTGGTAAGTCGCAGATGTTGCTTACATTCATCATTTTGAAGCTTTTATTATTTTGTTAATAGTGCAAAAAATAATATATAAAAAAAGTATCAATTTTTTTGTAGCACATACAACACACTAGTCTCACTCACTACTAAGCATGCAAAGTTGTCGCTCACTCAACTTTTCATCGCGTTTTGTAATACTATTGTACCATGTAGAATGCACAGGCTCATAATGAAAGTACACTTCCACCGCTTGAACTCCAGGACAATAATACTCATAGTGCTGCGAAGCATGCTTGTTGTCTCCCACCAAAACATGTTTCTTGAAGCACTCGCAACAGTAATGAGACCTAATCCATTGCTTCTTTCCATTCACCCAGATGATTGACATGTTCAACGCCGCCTGCCGTTCATTGTGTTCGTATGTTACCGAGTTAGCCTTCCATATATATAGCACAGGGCCTTCTGTATCCTCTATGCAGTTAGGATTGATGCAGTAATGGCGCTTGGACGGAACGAACTTCTCAAAGAACTCCTGCAACCGCGCTTGTGCGACTGAAAACGAAACGTGGTCGCTTGACTTAATGCTTGCCATAGTGCGTGTGCTTTGCTCTGTGCTTTTTGTGGGGGCTATTAATAAATGCTGAAAAAAAGTAATCAATTTTTAAAAAGTATAACAATAATAAAAATAAAAATAAAAATAAAAATAAAAAAGTATATCTACTTTTTTACCAAAACCCACCATGATTGAAATGTTCAACGCCACCTGCCGATCGGTGTATCGTTTGCCAACATGTATTCTTGAAGCTCGGTAAGCACATGAACCTCTCCCGTTTCACGATTGTACCACGTAGAAGGCCAGGGCTCATTATGAAAGTAGACGTCCACCTCTTGAACCCCGTCACAATAATTCCCATAGTGCTGCGAAGCATTCTTGTTGTTTCCCACCAAAACATGTTTCTTGAAGCACTCGCAACAATAATGTGATTGAACCCAATGTGGTTTTCCGTTCACCTGCATGGTTGTAATGTTCAACGCCATCTGCCGTTCATTATGCATGTAAGCCAGTGAGCGATCCTCCCATATATATAGCACAGCACCTTCCGTCTCCTCTATGCACTCAGGATTGATACAATAATGTCGCTTGGACGGAACGAACTTCTCAAAGAACTCCTGCAACCGCGCTTGTGCGACTGAAAATGAAACGTGGTCGCTTGGCAAATCGCAGGTGCTGCTTGGCAAATCGCAGGTGCTGCTTGTCAAATCGCAGATGCTGCTTGTCAAATCGCAGGTGCTGCTTGTCAAATCGCAGATGCTGCTTGTCATAGTGGTTGCTCTTCGCTCTTTGATTGCTTTGATTGCTTTTTGTGGAGGCTATTAATAAATGACAAAAAAAAGTAATCAATTTTTAAAAAGTATAACAATAATTGTTTCAAATAAAAATAAAAATAAAAAATAAAAATAAAAATAAAAAAGTATTTCTACTTTTTTACCAAAACCCACCAAAAGACACACGCTTCATGCTCTCCATGGGGCCAACATGTATTCTTGAAACTCGGTTAGCACTTGATCCTCGCCTGTAACACGATTGTACCACGTAGAAGGCTGGGGCTCCTTATGAAAGTAGACGTCCACCTCTTGAACTCCGTCACAATAATTCCCGTAGTGCTGCGACACATTCTTGTTGTGTCCCACCAAAACATGCTTCTTGAAGCACTCACAGCAATAATGTGATTGAACCCAATGCGGTTTTCCGTTCACCCGAATTGTTGTAACGTTCAACGCCGCCTGCCGATCAGTATGCTCATAATCCAACGCGTGTTCCTCCCATATGTGTAGCACAGCAGCTTCCGTCTCCTTCACGCAGTCAGGATTGATGCAGTATATGCGCTTGGATGGAACGAACTTCTCAAAGAACTCCTGCAACCGCGCTTGTGCGACCGAAAATGAAACGTGGTCGCTCGAATTGATGCTTGACAAATCGCAGATGCTGCTTGCCATAGTGCTCTTCGCTCTTTGAGTGCTTTGTTCTTTGCTCTGTGCTTTTTGTGGGGGCTATTAATAAATGCTGAAAAAAAAGAATTCAATTTTTAAAAAACATAACAACAATTGCTATTTAAGAATTGAATAAATGAATAAACTCTTTATAATGTTTTAATTCTATTGTTCTTGCTTTTTTTAAGGCATTAAATGCCTCTAAACGAGTTAATTTTTCATTTGTTTCAAGATATTCTTCTTGCATTTTTGACAAAAGGGTACGATACTGGTGGGTGGCGGATTCGACGTGGACCGGATTAGCTTTATATAATTTAACAAATGCTTCGCGCCATTTTTCAAATGTAAGTTTAGCGCGCTCTTCATATGCTGCTTGTAATGCTAATGCTCTTTCTTTAGCATTATAATTGGCAAGCAACAATTCTTCTTCGTTCTTTTCTTTATCCTCTTCATTAATGACTTCTTCTTCCTTAATGATTTCTTCATCTTCTTCTTCATCTTCTTCATCTTCATCTTCATCTTCTTTAATAACTTGAATAAGTTGTATTATGCTTAATATAATACTTAATGCTGTGCTATAAATAATGATGAAACACAATATAAAAGAAGTTATGTTAATTTTTCCATAATAATCGGAGTTAGAGTTAGAAACATTAGGACTTGCGTAGGCACACGTTTGGACTTCCATATTCACTATTATAATTAGTTTGTTAAGAGAGAAAAAAACAATCAATTTTTTTTATGTATTTTCGCTTTAAAAACTTATATTAACTTCTTCGCTATTTTGATAGTTTTCTATTACATTTGAGTTTGACCCAACAAGCACAAACTTTTTCAAGCACTCGCAACAATAATGAGAATTAAAATTATAATATTTCGCATTAACTATGATAATCGTAGCATTTAACGCATATTGTCTTGAGTGTAAGTAGCGAGTATAATAATAGTTGTGAATAAATGTAAACACATCATATGTGTCATCATAACAATCAACATTTACACATAATTCGCGAAAACTAAATTGTCCCAGCTTAACAACCAACATTTGCTTAGCAATAGCAAACACACTAATAGCTTTATACAACGCCTTACATGTTGTTTTAAGTTTTGCGAGAAATTGATAATCTTTAAAAAGGTGACCACACACAATTACTCCAACATCATCAGGCAATTCCTTAATGTTTAAATAGTCACATGGTCCACATATCATTGGTATATTAATACTTGTGTATACTTGTGTATACTTGTGTATACTTGTGTATAATAGAAAAAACAAGTATATATATATAATCAATTTTTTTAGTATACTATTTTTGGTTGTTTAAATAATCGACTGCTTTAAGGAGTATTTTTTCTTCATCATTTATTTTTTGAAATATGATATTTTCATTTAAATATAGCGTAATAAAACTGTGATTATAGCCTTTTAAAATTAGAGCTATTCCTTTGTCATGTATTTTAATGTCGCATAAAATCGATCCATTGGTTATTTTAATGTGGTCTATTTTTTTTAAATTTACCCATCGTATATTTCGCCCATATTTTAGATCCTTTATGTTGTCAACATACATATAACCGTTTAATTTTTTATGAAAGCTTTTCAAATCATCACGCTTTAATCCAAGCTCTTGCAAAATTTCGTTTTTCTTGCGCTTAATTTCTTGAATATTTGTATTAATAATATTTAAATTAGCATCATTTTCTAATGCTTGCTGAAGGAGTTCTATATCCATAGCTTATTAAATAAAACATATATTTTACGCTTTAATATGTTTTAATATATGTTATTTAGCTAGTATTATTTATTATTATTTATTTTTAGAAACACACTTAAATAATGAATTACGTGTTTTATGTTTTGGACATTTAGCATTACAACGTTTTGTAATATGATTATAATCTTTATTTTTGCTTATACAAAGTTGTTTTTTAGCAATTGAAGAACTATTAACTACTAAACTAGTGTGATGCTTTTTTCTTGTTATGCTAGTGCTAGAGCTATTTTTCTTTGCTAAATCCTTTGCTAAATCCTTTGCTAAATTCATTTTAACGCATCTAAAGCTCTTATTTCTAATAAACCCTGTTTTGCAGTCAACAACGCATCTATTTGTAGAAGGATTTAATATTGGCTTAGCTGGAGGGCAAATTTTGGCTAAGTCGGCTTTAAATTCTTTTTTCTTTATTTTATCAATAACATCAATTACTTCAGGAGAAGGCAATTGAACTTTCTTTAAATAACAATTGTGTTTTTTTAGTAAGGCAACATATTTTTCTTTAAGTTGCGCTATATTAATATTTCTCTTGCTAACATCATATTTAATATAATCAAGCAATAATATACTAAACTCCTCAAAAAACGACCCTGGAATAGTATGCTTTTTTTGTCCATTATTTTTATTATGTAAAATAGATGTCATATTTAATAATGCTAAACACAAGCAATATATGTCAAAAGATTTTTGTAAATAGTTAATAAACTCGTCATGTGTTTTAAAATGCTCTTTTACCTTGGTGCATTTTAATTTATTAGAATTAAACGAATATTTGTTTGAACAACTATTTTCAGGAGCATAATAAGTGTGACTTATTCCTAATCTTTCAGTATTTTCTCTACATCTTTTAGCAAATCTTTTGAAGTTTGTCATTAGTCCAAAGTCAATATATTTTGCTCTACCATTATTTACATTATATACCATATTGGCTAATTTAATATCTCTATGCATAATTTCGTTAGACTGAAAAAAGAGTAATCCGTCAAACAATTTTATTAATGAGGTCAAAAAGACTTTCTTTTCGTCTAAGCTTTGTAGAATAAATACTTTAGTTATAACGTCATATATGCTTAAGCCTCCATCTTCTAATAATAACATCCGTAAATCATCCTTACTATTCTTAAACGCGGTTTTAACTTTTAGCGTTTTACATTTACTAACGCTAGCATTGAAATTTTTGTCTAATAAAGGCTTGCATAATAATGGACCAGTAATAGCATATTTATCTAAACCTTGTATGTTATTTATTGCGCTATATTCTGCTTCTTCATTAATAGCATGCTGTCTAGTCATTATTTTGGATATTTTATTAACATAATCTTGTTTATCAAGATTACTAGTTTCATTGCATAAAATTGGCGGTTTTAATACACAACCATATGTGCCTTCACCTACAACTTTGGATGTCATATTATATAACTAACTATAAATATTTTTCATAATTTATTAATATTTTTCATAATTTATTAATATTTTTCATACTTATAAAAAAATAGTTATATATAATATTGTATATGGAACTAACATTCAAAAACAATAATATATATTATTATCATTATAAAATAGGTCGTGGTGAATTAAGTTGGGTTTTAGTTCCTAGCGTTTTAGTGCTAATATATTATTATAATTCTTATATTAAATATGTGAGTTTAATTTTCTTATTAATTGGAATAGTTGGTTTAATTGACAGCTATAATAAGAGTAAAAGAGAACAATTGCTAGGTATTCTATTTGCTGGACTAATTATGCATGCTCCTGGTTTTTATCCACTATTAAACGTAAAAAAATACTTTGCATATAATAATATTATATATGTATTTGGCCTAATAGCATTAGCAATAACATATTTTTTACCTTATTGGCCTTATACGTTATCAAGAAATATTGTTGCACTAATAATTAGTTTGTTATATTTAACTTATACATTATATCATATTATTTTATAGCAAAAATTATATAAATAATATATTATAAATTATATAAATAATATATTATAAATTATATATTATATATTATATAAATAATATAATATATATTATATATTATGTTTTTTGAATTTAAGCATTTAAAAGCCATGAATATGGGCTATTTTGAACATATGTTTATATCTTTAAATTATGTTGTTATATTATTAATATCTAGCGTAAAAGCGCTAATTCATGCTTTTATACCGGACTTATTTGAAACATCTACAAGTGAATGTATTGTTGAAATAAATAATGAGCTAACAAAACATAATAGAAAAAATTGAATAAGTTAAAACAAAGTATTTAAAACAAAGTATTTAAACAAAGTATTCAAAAATGATCAAAGATGACGCATTGATTAAGAAATTTAAAAAAGACGTTGAGCTAATTGTTATGAATGAACATAACATAACAAATTATTTGGATTTGTACAATTATTCTATAAAGACTTATGGATCTATGGATGAATATATATTGGACAACTATAATTATGAATTATTTGGAAAAAACGAGAAATGGGCAGATATTGAAGCTATTGGATACAAAGAAATCCAACACTTTCTACCAAACATAATACTTATTTCATATAACTATAATAATTATTATGAAGTGCTAAATTGGATAAGAAAAGAAGAATATTACAAATTAATGAGTTTTTATGCGCTGGCTGTATCATATAAAATTATAGCAAATAATATACATGCTATTAAAATGACGTGGTTTAATAATGATAAAACATCTAATACATAATGTTGTTATGTCTAAAAAAAATTGATTAGCATATATACACATTATTTTTATAGCCTAGAAAAATGTCAAGCGCCAACATTGTCATGGTTTTTGATGCATTTAGCGTTGAGCGCCTGACTAGCGTTGAGCGCGTTGATAATCCGATCAGCGACCTTGTGACCATGCCTGTTATCAGCGTTCTAAATGTTCCGCGTGTATTCAAGGTTCCTCCGCCTCTTGTTCGCCAAAAAGGTCAAGTGTTTATTAAACGTGATGCATGCGCTGATTTGTCAACGTTAATCAATTCAAATGTTATTACTACATATTAAGAACATTTGAAGTGTTGTGTTGTGTTGTGTTGTGTTGTGTTGTGTTGTGTTGTGTTTTTTTTCCTTTTAAAATATTTTTGTTTATATAATGTTTTTTTAGTTCCTATTTAATGTTATTTTTATATTTTTATAATAACAATTAAAATGAGTTAAAATTTAAATTTATTAATCAATATAATCAATATAATCAATATAATCAATATAATCAATATAATCAATATAATGATTTCAAATTTTTCTATAAAAAATGAAGGCTTTGAAGTATTTAACATAAATAAAAATAAATTTTATACAGATAAACAAAAAATATTTAATTTAATTTTAAAAAGATTACCAAATAATTATCAATTTTTAAATTACGAATATAAAATTATAAATTCAACATTATATACATATCATAGAGATGTAACATCTAGTCAAAATTATCAAAAATTATTATATCCATCTTATACAGTAATTATTTATTTTACTAAAACCAATATTAAATTAATAAATATATGTCCAAATTCATATAAACAAAATTTTTTTATTAGTGATCCAATAACTATTTATGGGAGAAAACACGGAGGTGGACGTGCTGTTTTATTTAACGCGGATATAGTTCATGCAGGGGCAATAAATGAAACAAGTGAAAGATTAGCTTTTCAATATAAAATATGTCATAAGGATGATATTAATAAATTACAACATCTTAATGGACAATATATTATAAAAGAAAATAAAATTAGACATTTTACATTATCAGATAAATTTTGGGCTTTTTTTAGCCATAAAACAATAATAGTATTTGATACAGAATTAGGAAGATATCTTGAATTTAAAACAAATAATTTTATTATAAATATGATTTCTAAATTAATTAGTATTGATTTTTATAATAATTCATAATTTATTATTATAATAATATATAATATACTATTTTATAATATACTATATATTAATATGATTAAAAAAACATTTAGGATTAGGAATAATAATAATAATAATAATAATAGAACACAAAAACTTAATTATAAAAGTAAAGGTAAAGGTAAAGGTAAAAGTAAAAGTAAAACTGAAACTATTACTAACTTATCTGGCTATGAGATTAAACAATTATTAGTTAGTTTATCGGATAATCCAGTTGAGCGTGAGAAATTAGTTTACAGCATTAGAGCTAACGCTATTGTGCGTGAAAAGTTATTTACACATTTAACTAAAAATATACATACCTTTAAACATTATACTTTGGATAAGCTACAAACACCTATTTCACAATTACAAGAGTTGGCGGTGCCTGATGCATGGAAATTTCAATCTTATATAAATTCAAATATTGATCATGGACTAAGCAATGTCCCAATAGATCAGTTTAGTGCTCAAGGATCTACATCAAGATCACGAAAAGCTAAGGCACGTAGTAAAAAGGCATAAAAAAAATTGATTTCTTTTGAATTTAATGTTTAATGTTTATAGAATTATAAGTTTAATATGGCAACATCTGCGCTTGTGTTAATGAGCTTGTTATCCAATAATAATGTTATGAGAAACATGTATGATATGGATTATTTAAAGAAGCAACAGCAAAACCGGCTTAACAAGAAGGAGCAACATGCAAATAGTGCATGTCAAGTAAGGCAATACAAAGCGTCGCTGTTTAGTGGTAAGACACATAAGATGCATAATTCTTTAAATGGTGCATATTATTTTAATTATAATATTAAGAAGGAGTATAAGCGTTAAGCCTTAGTTAATGTTTATAAAAAAGAATATAGAGATAAAAATATAATTTATAGTTATTAGGTTTTTTTTCCTTTCGGCACTATTAACTTTAAAAACAAATTACTATATAATTTTTATAAATTGCTATATAATTTTTATAAATTAATATAATATATAATTATAAAAATAATGAGTGTAACTATTGATAGTGATGTTTATAATATAAAGCTACAAAATTTTGAAAAGCAAAATTTTATGAATAATGAAATAGCCAATAGATTTGTTCCATCTGGCGGAATAACCATGAATTTCTCATTTAGACCTGTAAATACTAAATATACATTTATGCCGACAGTTGCACCAATAGCACCTTCAACAGAACCTATACAAAATTATGGAAATTACGATGCTAGCTCTAGTTTTTTCCCTGCAACTAGAAAATTGCATTTTTGCGGATTTGCTTCTAATGTAGATCGCGAATCAACTTTGAGAAACCAATTCTTTGCTCTACAAAAAGCTGATCAAAGAGCTTATGTTCCATCTAGCACTAGCGATTTATATGAAAACAAAATAAATTTTATTACAAATAATGAAAATTTAGATGGCCATTTATTATTTAGAGAACAACAGTTTCAAGACTTTAATCCCAATAATTTTCCTACAATTGGAAACGAATTATTTTACAATGCGACACGAGTTCAATTAAAAAATATATAATAGGTTTATAGTAATATGCTTAATAATAACACCAAATTAAAGGAAAAAAATAAAGAAAAAAATAAGAAAAAATCAAAGCACATGAATGTTGTAAGTATAGATTTGGTTGAACAAATTACTGAAAACGAGCATTTAGAAAAAGAAAAAGAGAGCTTAGAAAAAGAGAGCTTAGAAAAAGAAAAAGAAAAAGAAAGGCTAATATTAGAAAAAGAAAAAGAGAGCTTAGAAAAAGAGAACTTAGCAAAGGAAAAATCCGACATGCAAATAAACAATATTGACTTACGCTATTTTGCAAATCAAAACCATAACCCGTGTTTAAAAACAAATAAATTAGATCAATTACTAAACAATAATTACTTATTGAAAGATATTTATGCTAATATAGAAGAAAACATAGCCAGTTATAAAGATCAAATACTCAAATATAATAATAGCACTTTAGAAAAACTCATAGAAAATAATGATGACACTAAAATAATAAACGGAGAGAAATATAAGCTGTTTTATTTATTATATATATTAAACCTAATAAGCCATTTAAAGGATAAAAAAATAAAAAACTCTATTAAAGAAGAGCTTAAAGACTTCAATAATAACAACAATTATTGTGACGACGCCTCTTTAAGTTCTTTTAATATATATAATGCAACACTGGATAATATGTGCACAAAAAAACAAATAACAAATTTAGATTTGTTTGTTGTTAGAAAAAGCTCAAATGCTAAAAGAAAAATACTTCCACAAAAACGCAGTTAAAAATATTATTTTATATTACTATATTAAATATAAAATAATAAACACTATGTATAATACATTTAAGAAAGCAAGCCGTAAATCAAAAAAAAATACGCGTAAATTTAGCAAACTTAAATGCTCACCATATCAAAGTAAATATGTAGATGGTGATTTAAAGCAATATACATGCTATAGTCGCAATAATTTGCAATTATTTAAAAACGTTTGGAATGCAAATAATAGTAATGACAAAATATTGACAAATAATAGTAAAGAAATATGGAGCTTTTTCAAACAAAAGTTGAATAAACAATGTTATGACGAATTATGTTGGTTAAAAAAAACATCGTTAAGCAAGGTCAACAATAGCGAGTTATTAGTAAAAGAAATCTTTAAGCCGTTTTCTCCCGAAAGTTGGTCGTCTAAGCCCAATACTTGGCTTTCGAGTGTTGATATAACTAAAATAATGAAACAATATGAAAAATCTCATAAATTTTTCAAGTTTATAGGGCCGTCTCCTATTGATTTCGATTCCAAAGAAATGTTTTCAACATGCGTATGGGAGCAATTATGTAATTTTAACTTGGAAACACATATTAAAAACAATATTAGCAAAATAGGAGTAATATTTAATACCGATCCTCATAATAAATCCGGAAAACACTGGATCTCCTTATTTATTGATTTAACAAAAAAATTCATTTTCTATTTTGATAGTAATGGAACAAGAATGCCAAAACAAGTAAAAGTTTTAATAAAAAGAATAGTAAATCAAGCGCATAGTTTAAATATTCAATTGACAGTAGACGACAATGAGGGTTTTACTCATCAATATAGTGACGGCCAATGCGGTATGTATTCATTATATTTTATAATAGAATTATTGCAAGAAAATAAAACATACAAATATTTTAAGACTACTCGCATAAAAGATAGCACAATGAAAAAATATAGAAAAAAATATTACAATGAAGCAAACATGAAAGTAAGTTCAATTTTTGATTAAATCAATATTTATCGTTTACATGTGTCATATTCCATAATTTTTCTAGGCTCCATATAGGTGTGCGTTTATTAAGTGCCCATAGCGAAATGCGATTTACATAATGACGGCAATCGTTAATACCTAATATATATTTTTTTTGTAGAGTTTTTTCAAATTGTTCCACTTCTTCCAACGTTTTACTGGTTTCACCCCAATATATGGTTTTATTTGGAACATTTTCGGGTATATAAAATCTATATAGCTTATCAACAAATGTGAGCTGTTTATTTGAAACAGCTACACTTATAGTATTATCATTATTTGCATTAACATTATTACTTAGTGTTTTAAATTCGCACTTATTTGGTTCGCAAAAAGGACGATAATCGTATCTTAATACACTATTGTTATTTTTAAAACTAATTCCAATATGATATAAATTAAAGTCACTATTAAATCGTTCCAAATGTAAATTTACTTGAGTTTTAGGACTAATTGGCGGGATAGAAAAAGGCGATCCTTTATATATTCCTAAAAATATAAGTAGCAATTTTAGCATATTATAATAATGTATATTTTATTATTATATTTATAAATTATATTTTTATATAAATTATATTTTTATATAAATTATAAATTATAAATTATAAATTAAAGTATTAATTATGTAGTATATAATATATTATGGCAAAATTAAATAGCAACGCAAAATTTATTAGCAAAACAACTTTAACTAGCAATGCAAAATTAGATAGCATGGCTAATTTTATAACAAGTAAGGAAAATAAAGAGGTTTTATGGAATGTGTTATATAACAATAAATTGTTTAATAATATACCCGAAACAAATTTTAATAATATTCAAATATTATTTGAAAAAACAATATTAAGAAGTTTAGATGAAAATAGAGAGATTTTGACTAATACTATTAGCGACACAAAAAATATTATTGACTTGAACAAAATTATATTACAAAATATGGTAACAACCATAGCTAATTATAAAAAATCATTATTAACTCCTATTGAAATCAAAGAAACTTTAAAAGCCGAAAAGCTAGAAGAATTTGATAAAGAACTTAATGCTAAAAAAGCGAGTTTTAATGAGCTTATAACATTGAAAAAACCCGAAGTAATAGATTTTAGCGATGTTAAAGAAGACGACCCCTTATCTAGTAATAACATGAATGAATTATTAGAAAAAATACAAAAAGAGCGATCTATTACTTTTCCTCCTATTCCTCTTCCTCCACCGCCTAATATTGAAGTAGTTGATTTAAATGAAGGCTTGCTTATAGCGGAAGAAAAAGAAGAACAAAACTCTCAATTTAATGTAAACAATTCTTTAAAAAAAACACAAAATGGAGAATATGTGCATGATCTACATAATAAAATAGAAAAGTTGTCTAGCCAATTAGAGCAAGTATTAGCTAATCAAAATATAATAATGGAGAAATTGGATATTAAAAATTGATTTAATTATTTTTATTTTTATTGTTAATGTTAGCATTAAACATTAACAATAACATTAAATAATGTACACTAGCCCTTTTCTAGATATGCTTCAAGATTTGTTAATTATTGGGCTAATTTGGACGTTATTAATGCTTAGTTATATTATAGCATATGGGCGTTTATGTTAAATATTAAATATTAAATATTAAACCTTCTCCAACCTAAATGTGCCATTATCTTGCTTGACCAACCTGCCAACAAGCAATAATTCGTCTTTCGCAAAACTATCATAATCATAAAGCTCTTGCGTTTCCTTATTATATGCATATTTAATTTTATTTATTATTAATTCGTTCAATTTTAATACTTGTTTTTTCTTGTTTAATTTCATGCCCTCGTCTTTATCTTGAGCCTCTATATTTGGAGTATATATATATTTGCTTTCGCTTGGATTACCTATTACAAAACATTTGACATCTTTTTCAGTGCTTGACGCACGCGTATGAATACTGCAATCTATTGCCGACTCCTTTACACTTTGCAACAATGAAGCGTTAATTTCCTCTTTTATGCTCGAAATTTCGTATAAATATTCGTCGCTTGTAATCACTTTTTTCTTATCCTTTTTCGATATATCTTTTAGCCTCAATTCAATAGATAAGTCGCTAGACAATTGTTGCTCGCTAAAAACCATTAAATATAAAAACACATTCACAGTTTGCAGCTCTTTTGGCAAGTCGCTATGACTGCAAATACGCCGCGCTCGCCCAATAACTTGGTGAATACGCACGGGATGCCAATAAGGCTCAGTAATATGGACATAACGCACATTCTTCAAACTAATACCTTCCGCACCCGACGACGTAATCATTAGCACCTTTATTATTTGCCCCATAAAATTATTATCTGACAGCGTTTGCAATACTTTTACTAACGACGACGGAACAAGTTTCCAATTGCTATTTAACACATTTTTAATAATTTCACGCTCTTCAGGAGTTTCCGAGCCGGTATAAGAAGCAAACATGGGCTTATTCATATCTTCGCTGGCTACATTTAAAATGTATTCGCCGGTCTCATTTTTTTTAATCTTAAATTCGGCAAAATTATTTTCTCTCAAAACCAATTTTAAAATACCAATGCCTTCTAATGTTTTGAATTGTGAATATAATAAATGAATGCCTTTGTGGTCGTTATCAATAATATTTTCCAAAATATGTAAAAATTTGGGGCTATACACTTGCAATCCCTCTTTAGATAAATATTTGCTTCCATATTTTTCAAGCTCTTTTAGTGCTTCTGCAATACGCTTACCATAACTTAGGTCGCCCGTTTTCGGATTTTCTGCATTCTTTTCTGCGTCCTTTTCCAAATCCTTAATATCATCGGCGTCATATTTACCATCAATATTGTCCAATTTTTCAGAAATACTTAGGTTATCAATAACATCTTCGGAGAGATTTTTACCTATTGCGTCGTCATCATCTAACGACCCAATAACACCCAATGCCGCCTCTAATGTTTCATCATTATTTGGCATTGGCCGCCTTATTTCGGGTTTTGGAAATACAAAATTGCAAAATGCGCGCGAGAAAATGCGATATGTTGACACACTATCACTGTAAAGGTCGTCACCTTGCGCGCCGGTCTTCGTTTTTTTAGACTTCTTCTTTTTATTGGAATCCTCTAATTTGCGCTCTTGAACGCGGGCTTCTTCATAAATGTTAAACTGAAAGTCGCTCATGGGAATTTTAATTATTTTAAAGTCATTACTGTTTGAATGCATATATTTAGGCATCAATTGCTCCTGTGCGCTCCTAAAATAAGACGTTAATCCAATTATACGCATTTTAAACATAGACGGATTATTGATCGAATTGTTTGGGCTAATAAATAAGGCCTTAAAATCGTCAAAATTATCGGGAAGAGCCTTGTACCCGTTTACATTTATTTTGTTGCCCGCAATTTTGAGAGATTGCGCCTCTAATGCGGCCTTTATTTTTTGTAAAAATTCTTCGCTTGTTAATACATCACTCGTATAAGCCAACTTGTTTTTATTTGTTTCGGATTTAACGTAACCAAAAGGGTTTTGTGTGATGGTGACCTCATAACTTACTGAATTGTATTCTATAAGGTCAACATAATTTAATATATTTGCTGCCTTAAAGATGCCCTCTATTTTTTCCTTTGTCATGGTCTTTTTATCTAATATTAACTTGCAATTATAACTTCTAATTGTGCCACGTAAAATGTTGAATAATATTGCTATTTCATTTGGATAATTGATTATTGGTGTACCGGTCAATAATATAATTTTGCAATTTTCCGCGTCCATTAAATAATTGTATAATCGCATTGATAGCGACGTTTTGCGGGTCAATTTGTTTACTATTCGGCTAATAAAATTATGAGCCTCATCAATAATTATTACTTTATTAGAAAACGGGTTGATTGTGCCGTCATGCGTCATTCCGTTTAAATGAGAGCTTCGCAATCCGTTATAACTTATAAATTGGTATTTGTAATTTATCATTTTATCCAATTGAGAATTTATTTTCTTTTGATCCTCAAAATCAAGGCTGTCATAATTAGGCTCCTTTTTAACGTTAATAAACCATGCTCCTCCGTTATTAATTATATATTCACGAGACAACTTTAATAAAGTGCTTAAATATTCAATATATTGTGGATTTTCTTTAGTATCTATAAACTCCCAAAATTGATTTTTCTTATACATGTAGTCGCCGCATTTTTTCAATTCTTCAACATAATTGTCCTTCAGTGATGCGGGTGTCAATATTAATACTTTTTTATCGTTTTTAATTCCCTCGGCAATTGCTATAGAAGAGCAAGTTTTACCTGACCCAAGACCATGATATAATAGGAGACCTCTATATGGCGTATAAATATTTAAATAATCTCGCACAATCTTTTGATGAATTAAGAGTGAAAAATTGGCGCTATTATTATTTTCGCAACTAATAGATGCTTTACCTGATAACATGTCTTGCTCTTCTTTTAATAATTGTTGCTTATACGGCTCAAAGAGAGAATTAATAAAACTAATAAAAATCTCTCTATTATATAAATAATAACTAGACGCTTTTATTAACACATTAGGCTCTAATTTTGGTATTCTAGAACTATAAAGTGTTTTACCTATTCGAAGATCTTTTGGAATAATTAAAGTTTCGTCAATTGTTTCGGGATGCAACTTTTTGGTTTTTTCTGACTTGTCATGCTTATCTTGTTTATCTTGTTTTTCTGTATTTTGATCCGGCTTAGGTGTTAATCTCTCTTGTGATGGTAAATTTATTTTAGATTTTTTTAATGCTTCTGTTGACGGATCTTTAATAATTATTTTTTGTTTTGTCTTAACAATATGCGTTAAAGTATTTTCTGCATTATAAACTGGTGGTTTATTAGTTAGCTGTGATTTTTGAGATGCTTCTTCTTTTATAGTTGTGCTATGTTTTTTTGTTTTGTAATAATCTTTTTGAACAACTCCTAAATTTTCTTGAAGATCACTAAAAAATTGCTCTCTATTTATTAAGCGTTCGCTGGTTTTATCTATAATATTTGGTCCAACACCTTCGCTTGGTATTTGTAGTATAACATTGAATTGTTGCGGTTTTTTCGGTATTGGTTTTATTTTTAATTGTTCCAAAGTTTCATTTATCATTATTATATATATTTAAATAATATATAATAATAAATATATGTGTTTTTAATATTTTACTTAATGTTTAATGTTTAATGTTTAATGTTTAATGTTTAATGTTTAATGTTAATAATGTATCCACAACTGCAACATTAAATAGTCTTAATGTATGAACTTATGCAAATATATCTCTATATTTACATAAGCTCATAAATATTGTTATTATATTATATATATTATGTTATATTATATATATATTATGTTATATTATATATATATTATGTTATATTATACTATATATAAAAATAATAGTTCATATATTTATATATAAAATATATAAAATATATAAATATATATAAATATATATAATGAAAAAAAAAACAAGGCATAATTATGACTTTAAGAAAAGTCATACTTTAAATAAAACTAAATCAAAGCAAAATGACATGCAATCTATGCTTTTAAGTATTGATAATAATAATAGTCAAACCGGTGGTGCTAATCCGCTTCCTACATGGTTTCGAAATATATTTGGATTTGACGAAAATGCCATACTTACAGGAAATAATCCTACTAATCTAGAAAATTATTTCACAATTAAAACAGAAACTATTGACGCAAATGACACTAACACTAAAGATTATCTATCTTCATTATCTGCATTATTTTCAAGTTCTAGTGGTGATACAAAAGTAACAGTGCAAAAACATACTCTAATATGTAGTGATGCTACTAATGCTCCACAAGGGTTTAAAGAACAATACATTGGAATGTTTGACCGGCCAAATCTAGCTCAACTAGAACAATGCATTAACTCTCCTGAATATAATGAGAATTTTAAAAAACTAAAAGGCGAAGGACTTGCATTTAAGCATATTGTAACTCAAGATGTAGCACTTTTACACTGTGATCCAAAGAATGAAGGGGCAATATTTCAAGTCGCTAGCCAGTTCAATTGTCTTGAGATGGGAAGTGCAGATGCAACACCAAATATAGGCGTAACTATTTATAGCGATGATCATACACAAGGACCCGCTTGCGCTATGGCATGTCCGGCTGCACTAGTGTATCGCAACTACTTTGTTGAGCACACTAAAAATGGTGATAAACATAATGGGCAATGTACTCGTCAAATTGACAATTTAGAAGATATTGGTGATTTGTTAGGAAACATGAATGAAACATACTGGACTATGAGAAACGGCTATGTGATTGTTGACAATCATGAAAAATTAGGAGATATATCAAATCAAATACTCAAAGATGTTGGAAGAAAAAATATAATACAGGCGCTACGCGTAGGCGTACATTGGTCAACGTCTGTTGTAGATAATCAAAAAATAGCTACAAAAAAAAAACCTCTTAATCATCGCGTATGTCAAGTATATGCATCTGCGTTACCTGTTTCTCGTATATATAATCCTTCTATAACAAATATAGATCTATGGGCACCCTTTGCAACTTGTATATTGGAAGGTTCATATATGGCAACTCTTTGTATAGCAGCTTTAATTGCTATAAAAGCACAAACACGTGTCAAATGCTACCTAACACTTATTGGTGGTGGTGCATTTGGTAATAAACCAAATTGGATAATTGATGCAATAGAAAAAGCTCTTAAAAAATACAACGATTATCCAATTGATGTTATGTTAGTGCATTATAAAACGATCGGTCCTGCATATAGTACAGGGTTAAAAACTATAGGAGAAATTATTACAGACTTACCTGAAAAGTGTGGATCGAAAAAATTTGATATTGCCACATTTTTACATCCTATTCCTAATGCTAAGAAAACAATAAAAGAAATTACTCTTCCAAAAACAACTAAAAAAATGAAATTATATGCAATACAAGGCACTTTGGTTGATTTTAAAGGTGATGTTATGGTAAATGCTGCGGACGATAAATGCATTGGTGGTGGAGGTATTGATGGGGCAATAGCTATTAAGGGCGGCGCCAAACTATTACAAGCACGTACAGCCCTACCTATTATAAAAGGTGTTAAAGGTCCCACTGGAGAAGCTAAAAAAGATATTAGATGTCCCACTGGGCAAGCTAAAACAACAATTGGTGGATATCTTAATACTTGTCTGTGTATTCATGCTGTAGGACCTAATTACACTATATATAATGATAAGTGGCCCGAAGCTGATCTTTTGCTATATAGTGCATATTTTAATTCCATGAAAGAAGCATATGATCATGGATGTACTAATATTGCCTTCAGTTTGTTATCATCTAGTATATTCAGAGGAAGCGGTGATAATGATAGAGGTCTTGAAAGTGTCATAAATATTGGTATATTAGCCGTTGTTGATTTTGCAATTATATTCGGGAATGTAGTTGATGTTTTTTTTTATGGATTTACCAACGAAGAATATAGTACATTAGTAACACTATTTAGTAAAGATCAGGATGCTCTTATTAAAATTGAAAACATTGATAAAATCAATAAAGATGAGATTATTAAGTTCAAAGCTGCGCAAGTGAAAACACATCCAAAGTATGAAACTCTACAATCTGCATATGCTGCACTAGAAATAAAAGATGGACCAGGACCAGGACCAGGACCAGGTCCAGGAGATGCAGCAGCAACACAACAAGAAATATTTACAAAGTTTCAAAGCGATCTTGAAAATTATAAGCCTCCAACTGATCTAGACTATACAAAATTTGGGCAAATTATTGTAGAACGTCGTCAAGTCTTAAATATAGAAAAAACAGATACCGATTATGTAAGAACCAAACGCGTAGCAATACTTGTAGATACACTTAAATTGTTTGAAACGAAGACACCCGATTATTATAAATTGGCAAAAGAAAATATGTTAAAATGGTGTAAAAAAGTACATCCACGCGACGAGAATGGTCTTGAAGTTATAGTTGTAAAAAGTGATTGGGGAGAAATGGCATTAAAATGTACAAAAAAATATGGTTCAATATTTGCTTGTTTAAATATGGCAAATAGCGAAAATCCCGGCGGAGGATATCAGACTGGAGCAGCAGCACAAGAAGAGAATATGTTTCGTAGAACAAATTGCCACTTTTCTATTAATAGAGATAGCATGTTAAACCCAAATAAGGATAAATCTTATTACTTTTATAAACCGCATATGCAATATCTAATAAGTGCTAAAGATGGTGAAAATACATATATAGATGTAAAAAATCCTCGTATATGTATTAAAGATAAGGAAACTTGGGAACCCGAAAATGGTAATACTCCCAAAGGTACCCAAAATATTGGATACGGTAAACTCAGTGATGACGATAAATTTTTATTTTATGAATTACGGTGTGCTGCTGTACGTATAAGCGATCCTAAACAGTTTAATGAAGCTAAAATGAGAAAAATTATTCATGCACAATTTAAAACACTTAGGAAAAATGGATTACGACATGCTATTTTAGGCGCATTTGGATGTGGCGCTTTCAATAATCCTCCTCTCAAGGTTGCTGCATTATACAAAGATTATTTAATACAATATAAAGATGATTTTGATGTAATTGCTTTTCCTATTTATTTTGCAGGTAATGGACCAGAAAACTATGCTAGTTTTAGAAAGATACTCTTAAATAATCCAAGTGATGAAACTACTAGCAGCATTTTTTATAATGGAAAAGCAAACGGTGCAGAAGCAATAGCAAGCGGAGCAGAAGCTGAAGCAGATGCAGAAGCAGAAGCAGATGCAGAAGCAAGCAAAAGTCCTAATGTTGTTACTCCTCTTGCTGCTAATGCTGCTGCTATTGCTTCTGTTATTAATACTGATGCTAATAAAACAAATACCAGCAAAAAAGGTACCAGCAAAAAAGATACAAAATCTATAAGAGATAAAGCTGCAAAACATGGAACAGATAAAGCTGCAAAACCCACAAAAGTGCTAGCTGCAAAACCTGCAAAAGCTGGAACAGATGAAGCGGAAACAGATGAAGCTGCAAAAGCTGGAACAGATGAAGCGGAAACAGATGAAGCTGCAAAAGCTGGAACATATGAAGCGGAAACAGATGAAGCGGAAACAGATGAAGTGGGAGATGGAACAGAAGAAAATGGATCAAGACAAGCAGGTAGAAAAGATTTAGCACAACCTGGTAGTGTAGACAATGGCACCGTTAATGGCAATGGCACCGTTAATGGCAATGGCACCGTTAATGGCAATGGCACCGTTAATGTCAATGGCACCGTTAATGGCACCGTTAACAGCAATCCTAGTCCAAGTTTTGACATTTCACCTGAAGGCAGTAACGGACAAGGTATGCTAATAGGTTTTTTAATACTATGTACATTAGGAATAGGTGCCGTGTCGTTTATAAAGTAATAATTTTAGAAATCATGAAAAAAAAAGAATATAGAATGCAAATATAAAATGCAAATATAGCAACCTACTTTTCAAATAATCTAATTGCTTGATCACACGCAATTTGTTCTGCCTTTTTCTTAATTTTATGCTCTGCTTTTGTTACAAACACCAATAATTTGTTTTGCTTTTCGAGTAATTCATGAATTGCTTTAAACGACCCCAATTGTTCAAAATTAAGTGCATTACTAATATTTGCATTATGAATATTTTGCCCAAAACAAATATAAAGACCCATAACATATAATTTGTCATTATCTTCATCATCGTCCATTTTAGGAGTTTTCAATTCTACATAGTCAGGTGTGATTTTGAATTCTTTTTGAATAATTACTTGAAGCTTATTTTTATAATTATCATCATTATTGATTAAATTAGTCCAATCAACATGCTTTTCGAATACATTTTCTACAAAAATTTGCGCCATTTGTAATCCCGGACCGCAATTAAATACATTTGTAAACCACCCATATTCATCGTTAATAGATATACGATTGAAGTCTAGGAAAATAGCACCAATAAATGCTTCAAATAAGCATCCCAATTTTTTCAAATTATTGCGAATATTTTTCTCTTCTGCATGCCGTGAAATAACATAATATTTGTTTAGGCCCATTTCAAGGGCTACTTTTCCAATATGCTCATTTTTAACCAATGCAATCTTTTTTTCTGTCATAAATCCTTCATCTGCTTTAGGAAAGCGTTTATATAAATAATATTTTGTAATAAGTTCTAAAACGCCATCACCCAGAAATTCAAGGCGCTCATTGGATTTGGTTTTAAGCGGTAAACAATGTTCTGGTTTATTTGCAATAACAACATTTGCCATTGCGTTTTCTAATTTAGGACGTTTTGTATAGGATTTATGAATAAAGGCACGTTTATATAATTCCATATTAAATGGTTTAGCAACAATTCCGTATTTTGATAGTAATTCTTGGACATTTATGCAAGTAATTTCTTGATTATTACTATTAAAGGGATTGAAAAGCATATCGTCATTACTTTTAAAGTTAGTTGATCCGTTATCGCTATCTGAACTAGTGTCATCTTCGCTATTAATGTCTTTTAGACAATTATTGCTATTTAAATTAACATTAAGCATTTATTATGTTATAATGTATAATGTTTTTATAAAGTATTTAAGGCAATTTTATTTTAATTTATTTTATTTAATTTATTTATTTTAATTTATTTATTTTATTTTAATTTAATTTAATTTATTTTAATTTATTTTAAAAATAAAAAATAAAATAAAATCTATTATTATAAAAAGATGCCGGGTAAAAGAATTACTAAAAACTTAACAGGAAGCAACTTATACACAAACAACACCTGCCAATTTGGCTCGATGGCTGGTCTTAATTCAACTGTCGGTGTAAGACCTAATATTACCGGAATTCATGGTTACAAATATTTGCGCACTGCGGCCAACGGTGTTGATTGGAATACTGGCGCGTCATTAAATCAGACCGAAAAAGAAAACGGCTGCGGTTTCTTAAGAACATGCAAAGATGGAACAAGGTGCTTAAAGTTCATAAACCCTAATCCAATAAACATTCGTTTTGATCCTGTTCGCACTAGAAGTTTATTAGGTTAAATTTAGGACTATAAGAGAGAAAAAAAGAATAAAGAAGGGTGGGCTGGCTAATATATTATTTTAAAACGATTTAAAATAATATTAGAAAACTATTTAATAGCTATTATTAAAATAGTCCGCTCATGCAATTATTAATTGACTTACGAGAGCCCAATAGTTTAGTTAATCTTATTATTTCATTAAACGAAGCAGAGACTAAAAATAAAATTACAATAATTCAAAAGAATTTAGATAATGGCGACTATGTTTTTTACGATGAAATAAATGATAAACCTTTATTAATTGTTGAACGCAAGTCTCTAAGTGATTTAGAATCGTCAATTAAAGACGGGCGCTATAAAGAGCAATCATTTCGCTTAAACGAATTACCTATTCACAATCATAACATTATTTATTTATTAGAAGGAGCAATTATTAATTATAAAGATGTTGCTTTTAGAAGCACCTTATATTCTACATTATTTTCTCTCAATTATTATAAGGGGTTTTCAGTAATTAATACTTTAAATCAAATAGAAACAGCTACTATGCTTATGGCATTTGGTTCAAAACTAATGCGCGAAAATAAACCATGTTTTTATAGTGAACATGTAACAAATGTAGGCTCCGTGTCTAATAGTACAGAAAATAATTGTGAAAACTATATTGCAACACTTAAAACTAGTAAAAAATCACATATAAATAGAGAAAATATATTTCAACTTATGCTTATGCAAATTCCGGGTATTAGTAGTGTTTCAGCATTGGCTTTATCTAATGAATATAAAACTATGGAAAATTTGTTGCAATCTCTCAAAGATGAAAACGCAAATGCAACTTTTGAAAACATTAAGCTAGCAAGTGGACGTAAATTAAATAAAAATATTATAGCTTCATTAAAACAATATATAAGTTAAAATATTTAAAAATATATAAAATAATTATATATTATTATAAATATAATGGATAATAATAATATAATGGGTACTAATAATAATATAATGGATACTAATATAACTAATATAAAAAGTATTAAGAAAAAGCATAGCTTTAAGAAGAAAAAAAAAGCAAGGCCAATTTTATCCCAACATGGCGGAGCAAAGTATGATTTTGACAATCTTATTGGAGTTAAAACTAAAGGCCTTATGTCATGTTGGTTGGATAGTGGTATCCAAATGTTATGGAATATTGACTGTTTGCGTGATTATTTATTAAATACTCTAGCAGAAGATATTAAAAAATTAGAAGAAATGACACAAGAAGAAAAAGATAAAGAAAACAAAGAAGAAAAAAAAATAATAGAAAAAGCAGTTAAAAAGGTAGTTCCAAATATTGATGATACTATTCTTGAACTTGCTATAAATGGTATAACACGTAATAATATACCAATAGAAGACCTTTTACCAGATAATTTTAAGAATGATTTTAAAAATAAATTGAATATTATTTTAGCCTTACAATCTATATTTCAAACTTATAATAATAAAATTATTGATATTAGAAAAAATACCGTGGATGGCTTTAATGCTATTAAGAAAAATCTCTTTAAGCGCCCTTCTAATGACGTAGAAAAACTACAACAAATATCAGATTCAAACCTTGTTGCTATAATGGATGAAAAATTAACACATAAAAATATGGATAATGAGTTTGTGAACTCTGTAGATATACTTCGTGGGTGTATGGCAGTTACGGATGGTGAAGAAATAAACGATGCAAATCTTATGAAGGCAAGAGACACTACCATATTAATCAAATTAATTTTTTATTTGTTTGAGAGTATAAATTATACTAGTCTCCTTAAAATAAAAAAATGCTATAAATTTTATTTATTATCATATAATGTAGATACAAAGATATACAAATTAACATTTGATAATTGTATATTCATTCCTAACAATGCTACTAATGTTAATTTACAAGATATGATTATCAAAAATTATTTAACGAACGATAATATAATATTACTCCCAGAAACAGAAATTTTATTATTCTATATACATCGCGCAGAGGGCAATTTTGATAATAGTATAAGTGCTAATAGTAGTATTAAATTATCAAATCACGATTTTAAGTTAAGAGGAGCTATAATTCATAAAGCAGAAAGAAGGGAAGTTTCCGCACATGAGGCTTTTATAGCATACGATGATAATGGTAATAAAGCTGCTTTATTAAATGGAACTTCTAAAACAAACTTAATAGATATAGAAGGTTCGAATGATCACGAAGACATTGTAAATTACAAACCCGATACTAGAGGTGTTCTTTATCTTTACGAACGATCAGATGAACCTAGCAAAGCAGCTACAGATGATACTACTAAATTAGCCGACGCATTAGGTACAGCATTTGCAGCAGCTGGAGTTGCAGAAGCAAAAGCAGACACTAGTCAACCCGATACAAATGTAGCCGCAGCGCTCACTGCCACGCTTGCGGCTGCTGTTCCCGATACTAGCAGCACAACGAATATACCTGCCGCACTCGTTGGTACTGTCGCAGCTGCTGCTGCACCTGCTTCTGTTCAGCCTACTCAGCTGCCTGCTTCTGCTATGCTCACCCCCGCTAAGCTCACCACCGCTAAGCTCACCACCGCTAAGCTCACCACCGCTAAGCTCACCACCGCTAAGCTCACCACCGCTAAGCCCGCCGGCAGTGGCAGGGGCGACGGCGTGGACGACGACGTTGATAGACAACAATCGCTTGCATCAGGTGCAAAAAACAAAGTAATAAAACCACCAGTTAAAGAACAAGTTGAAGAAAAGCCTTATAGCGGGTCACTCGAACCAAGCAGTGACAGTAATGGAGAAAACATGGTTTTAGGGATATTATTAGTTATAACATTAGCAATATCCGGTGTTTTATTTGTTCAGCGTTAATTTGCGCAATATAAATAAATAAATAAATAAATAAATAAATAAATAAATAATTGAATTATTAAATAAACAAATAAGTTTATTTAATAATATGAGTTACATTTTGGTAATTGTCGAATCGCCTGCCAAATGCGAAAAAATAGAGAAATTTTTAGGATCTGGTTACAAAGTAATCGGCTCATACGGTCATATTACTCATCTCTCTAATTTAGACCAAATAGATATTAAAAATAACTATAAACCGTGTTTTGCTATTATAGAAACAAAAAAGGCGCAAATTGAGAAAATGCGCAAAGCAATAAAAGGAGCTAAAGAAGTTATATTAGCAACAGACGATGACCGCGAAGGCGAAGCTATTGCATGGCATATTGCGCAAGTTTTTGGACTAGCATTAGAAACCAAACGAATTGTATTTCATGAAATTACAGAGCGCGCCATTAAACATGCGCTAGCAAATCCAAGAACGCTAAATTTAAAATTAGTATATGCTCAACAAGCAAGGCAAATTTTAGATCTAATTGTTGGCTTTACAATTACACCATTATTATGGAAATACATTGTTTCAAATGCGAAAAATGCACTTAGCGCGGGACGCTGTCAAACACCGGCCCTTCGCCTAGTATATGATAATTATAAAGAAATCGAAGAAGCACCCGGAAAGTTGAGCTTTAATAGTTGCGGATATTTTACAAGTAAAAATATTCAATTTATATTAAATAAAAATTTTGAATGTCACGAAACCATGAAAGATTTTCTTGAACAAAGCAAAACGCATAAGCATGCTTTAACTAAAGCAAAAGAGCGCGAGCTAATTAAAAATCCTCCTTGTCCATTTACTACATCAGGACTACAGCAAGCAGCAAACAATGTTATGCATATTTCGCCAAAAGACACTATGATGTTAGCGCAAAAATTATATGAAGGTGGATATATTACATATATGAGAACAGATTGTAAAGTATATAGTGAAGAATTTATAGAAGAAGGCAAAACTTATATAACCGAAAAGTATAGGCCCGAATATATTCATCCTGAAATAAATAAATTAATTCAAAACAAAGATAAAGGAGAGACTGAAAAAGAAGCTGAAAAAGAGGCTAAAGAAAAAGCTACTAAAAAAACCAAGGCTAAAAAAGAAAAGCCAGATAGTAAAGACAATAGTAAAGACAATAGTAAAGACAATAGTAAAGACAATAACGCACAAGAAGCTCACGAAGCAATTAGGCCCACACATATTAATATTGAAGACATTCCATTGAACGAAGAAACATTTAGCGCAAAGCATAGAAAATTATATAAATTAATATGGACTAATAGCCTAGAAAGCATGATGGCCCCTGCAAAATATTTACAATTAGTTGTAAATATAAGCGCACCACATGACGCAGTCTATAAATATTGCGCATCAGAAAATACATTTCTAGGCTGGAAAGCCGTGTGTGGATTAGAAGAAGAGAAATATTACGACTATTTTAAAAACATGAAAGAAGACCTTATTAGCTATAAAAAAATAACTTGTAAGCAAACATTGAAAGACTTAAAGTCGCATTATAGCGAAGCTCACTTAGTTCAATTATTAGAGCAAAAAGGTATTGGTCGCCCATCAACCTTTTCATCATTACTTGAAAAAATTCAGGAACGAAATTATGTAACAAAGCAAAACGTAGACGGTAAAAAATTGGAAACCCTAGATTATACATTAATAGAAACTAATATAATAGAAGAACGCGGATCTAAAGAATTTGGCAATGAGAAAAATAAATTGGTAATAACACAAACAGGAATATTTGTAATCGAATTTTTGATTAAGTATTTTAGCAAGTTATTTGACTATGACTATACTAAATCCATGGAAGATGAGCTTGATAATATTGCGCAAGGAGCGAAGCCATATTATGAATTATGTGGTGAGTGTTATGGTTTTATTAACGACTTAATAAAAACAAACAATTTAGCTGCAAATGCTAGTACTAGTACTAGTGCATTAGAAAAAATACAAATAGCAATAGACGCTAAACATACTTATTTAATAGGAAAACACGGGCCAACTATTAAATATACAAAAGAAGACGGAACACTCGGCTTTTATGGAGTTAAAAAAGATGTTGACATAACCAAACTTAAAGCCGGACACTATAAATTAGAAGAAATAATAGAAACGAACGAAGAAAATAGCAAACTTTTAGGAAGCTTTCAGGACCAATCAGTATATTTAAAAAGAGGAAAATATGGCTACTTTTTAGAATGCGGAGACCTGCGTAAATCTCTCAACACAGTTAAAATAAATGTACCAATTAAAGAAATAAAAATAGAAGATGCACTAAATATATTAAATGATCGCGTTAACGAAGGCAATAGCTTAGTTCGCAAAATTTCAGATGACTTGGCAATTAGAAAAGGAAAATACGGAGATTATATATTTTATAAAACACAAACTATGAAAAAGCCACAGTTTTTAAAATTAAACGAATTTAAGGATGATTATATAACTTGCTCATTGGATTTTTTGAAATCATGGATTAAAGAAAAATACGGACTATAGTTATTCTACTTTATTATTTTTAGATGCCCAATAATTGTCTCCATAATTAGTAAAAAATTCCTCACCATTTGCTATATCTTTAGTAGCATACATTGTTACGTTATTATCATCATCTGACACGATCCAACTACAATTTTGCTTAGGGATCGAATGATTTATTAAACCGCAATATCCAAGAGCTAATAAGCTATTATTTACTGTTTTGTCATGCGGAGTGAAAAAATATGTATGTAATATATTTTTATTATCTATTTCAGATCCATTTGTCTTTAGTGTGGGGCAAACTTCTATAATGTCGCCTTTTTTATAATTTTTTTTGGCAAAAAGCCCGCGTTCTCCTCTTCCTAAACCTTGAGCTTGTGATACAGTATAATTAAGACTATTGTTAACATTATTAAGGTCAGGGTCGGCTTTTAAATCATCAATGGAATACAAGTTAGACAACCCTTCTAAGTTTTTATTTTGATTTATAAATGAAAAAAATAATATAATAGCTATTAAAATAGGTATTACTATTTTAGCATTTTTCCTTATAAAATCAAAACGCCGATGTTTCATATATATAAAAAAATATTATTTAAAAATATTGATAAAAACTATTATTTAAAAATATTATTAAATAATAAATGTGGAAAGCCTTATTTATTATTGCGCTAACAATGTTGGTTTTAGACTTTAGTTACTTATATTTATTCAAAGATTTTATGCTACCAATACTAAAAAATGTACAAAAAGCCGACGTTAAAGTTAATATTGGATCAGCATTAGCATGCTATACAATATTGGTTTCTGGACTATATTATTTTATAATAAGAAAAAAGGCTCCTCCTAAGGATGCGTTTTTATTAGGCGTCCTTATAAATGGGGTATATGAAACAACAAATTATGCTTTTTTTAAGGATTGGTCTCCTTCCTTAGTGCTATTAGACACATTATGGGGCGGTATTTTACTTAGCACGACAACACTATTATACTATAAAATTGCTAACTAGTTTATTTTACGCGTTCTAATATTTGCTCAATATTGGTATAATCATACAAAGCTCATGCTCGCGTTACCCCTTCTCTGAGCGCCGCTTCTATCCAATGCATACTATGATTGTTTTGATTATTTGCATTGCTATTTACAATATAAATAGCAGTATTTACATTATCACTATTTACTGGATAAACATCAGTATTTACATTATTGCTATTTACTGGATAAGCATCACCATTTATAGGAATACCACTAATGTCATTAACTCGTTCATAATGTCTTACTAACGCGCTACTAATATTTTGGGCTATATTATTACTCGTATTTGCTTGTATAGTCGAATTATGTATATTATATAGTCGCTGCAGTCCATTTACCAACCTTAAATAAGTATGCTCATCAATAGCGGAAGAAATAGTATCTAAATCATCAATCATAGTATGCATTGTTGATAAGAATTCTTGATTTTGTGGTGCATTAATGCTATGACCGGTCATATTATGTTTGTATAATGATTAATGTATTCATAAAAAAAATAGTTATCAATTTTTTTTATCATGTTTTTTTATCATGTTTTTATATCATTTTTTATAAACTTAATTTATATATTTAGTAAAAATATATATTAGTTTTAAAAGCTAAGCATGCGTTTTTTTAACTATTGTTCTCAAACTAAATTGTTTGTTAGTCTTTTATTGAGCAGAAATTATAATTATGTTACTCGTGTTTTGCCTTCAAAATATTATTCTATTAAAACTATAAAACAATATTACTACAAGCACAATATTTATTATGACTTATATAATGATTTTTGTAATTGCAGCGATGAATGTGATTTAAATAGTTTTAATAGTTTTAGTAATTTAAATTATACAAAATATAATAATTTAACAGCAGAACACATATTTCCTCAATCATTTACAAAACATTATAGCAAGGCAAATAAAGACATGCACAATATAGTTTTAACAAATTATTATACAAACAATTTGCGTAGTAATAAGAAATTCGTTCATGAAACACTAAATCAAAAATATTATGTTCCATGTAATTATTCTCGCGGAACAATAGCCAGATCACTTGCGTATATGAAATATAGTTATCCATTGTTAAATCTCTCAAATGTTATAGATAGAAACATAATATTGGCATGGAATGAGTTATATCCACCAACAGAACTTGAAGTAAAAAAAAACAATATAATATTTAAGTATCAAGGCAATAAAAATATATTTATTGAAGATTATAAAATATTGACACAATTTATTAACAATAATTTTGAGTTATAATAATTAAAATTTTTTATTTTTATTTTTTATTTTTATTTTTTATATTTAGCATTATTTTTAAATTTTTACAATTTATTTTATATATTATTATATATAATAAAATGTCAGGAAAACAGCATATTTCAGAAGAAATTGACAGTTTGACTGCCGATGAGTTGGTGGACCGTTACACAGAAGCGAGGATGGGGGTAACGAGGGCGAAGACGGGGTTGGCGCAGGCATGGGCAGCGTTGGCAGAGGCCGAGGCGGCGGCAAAGGACAGAATAGCAAAGCAGAAGCTACATGAGGCGGTAATAGAGGCAAATGAAGACGTGGGTATGGCGGATATTATCAGCATGTCGAAAAAGGATAGAAGGGCAGATAGGGTGAAGGAGCGGGAAAGAAGGAGCAAGGATAGTCATCATCCATACAAACCTACAACAAAAAAAACTGCAAGTGAATTAAAAAGATTGCAAGGTTTGCCTTCGGGACGTTCATGGGAAGAATGGCCCGGTAGTAGTAGGGATGCCATGGGCAAAAAATTATATAAAACTAGGAATAAAAAATCTAGAAGAGGCAGACGAAGCAAAAGAAGTAGAAGAACTAGAAGAGCTAGAAAATAAAAACTTGCATTATGCAATATTTTTATGAACGCGGATAAACAATTCTATGAACGGGTCCTCCATAATTATTATTATTGTTATTGTTATTGTTATTATTATTATTGTTATTTGTAGAAGAAGAAGAATTAGTGACCATCCGTCCGAACCCCGTTAAATAATTAGCACTACTATCATAAGTATATGATATACTATCATAAGCATATATAATTCTAGCACTAGTATTAGCGCTAGCATTATGATTAGCAGTCGCATTATGTATGCTATATAACATTTGTAAATCATTTACTAATGTTAAATAAGTATTTTCTGGAATAGCAGGTGCTACATCATCTTCTAAGACTGCTAATATTCCTTGTAGTGTTGTTAAAAATGTTGGATTTATGCTTTCAATGTACTCATGTCCAGGAGACATTATTACTTACTATTTATTATTTATTTTTATTTAATAATAAATAAAAATAAAAAGCATCAATTTTTATTTTTGCAAGTTTTATTCGAATATTCATAATTTAGTAATTTCTAATAGCCATTCATATATAGCATTATTTTGTTTTTAGTTTCACAATATTTTGTTCTATATTCTATTACTTTGTATTTATTATTTTCAAGCCATATTTTATTTTTTATAAATTTTTTTTGATATTTGAGAGAATATTCATAAAACTATTCTGATATTGATTGCTCGTGCTCGACTGGTCTAGTCCAAAATCCACCACTTGCTTGAGGTGTAATAACAATTTCTTCATCTATTAATGGTATATCAATAGGTATTAATTTATCTCCCTTAACTTTTGCTAATGTCGATGAACTCTCAATCAATTTTGTATATATATTATAACTTTTTTCTAAATAATCTTTTGCGGGTATCGGGCGATTACTTTTATCTAAACTTAATGTTTTATATATATCTATTGAAAGTAGGTAATAATCTCTCTGCGAAATCATATCGTTCTCTAGTCTTTTTTGTATCCCTAGATATAACTCAATACTACCTATTATACCACAAGTTAAAGCTATTAATGAATTTGTTAAACTAATTGTTCCTTGATATATATATGGTTGAAGACCTACAGCAAATATGCTATTTATACCATTTAATATAATCACTGGCATTCTGTAATATTTGAGAGATGATTGTAATTCAAAATAGCGTTGTTTATGTAACTTGCTCAAAATAACGCAATTTATCCTAATATTATCTAATACTTTATCAATATCCTCGCTCCAATCTGTCATTTATATAATACATTATTATTTTATTCTTTATAAAAATTGAAATATTATATAAAACAATGTTGTTTGTAATATATAATAAACGCATATAAAATGCTAAGTCATAATACATATCCATGTATTACATTGATTTATGGACCAATGTTTTCTGGTAAAACTACAAAATTAATTGAACTTTATAAAGAAACGCTAACCAAAAATAAAAATTGTATTGCTATTAATTATGAGTTAGATACACGCTATGGTAAAAATAAAATTATTTCACATGATGGATTGGCCATTGATTGTTATAGTATTACAAATTTAGATGATTTTATTAAAAATAGTCATACAAAAGAAGTAATTGCTAACGCAGATTATATTTTTATAAATGAAGCCCAGTTTTTTGAAACAATATTTGAAAGTGTATTATATTTAAATGAAACATTAAAAAAGAATGTTATATTATGTGGACTAGATTTAGACTATAAGCGAGAAAAATTCGGATCTATGATGAATTTGGTTTCTAGTGCTACAAAAGTATATGCGCTTAAAGGGAAATGTAAGCTATGTGGAGGCGCATCAGAGTTTAGTCATAGAACTGTTGCAAATAGTTTACAAATATTAATTGGCTACAGTCAATATATTCCATTATGTGAGAAATGCTATGTTAGTGAAAATGGACTGTCCTAGTAAAATTTATACTTTGGGCTTTATATTCTTTTTTTATATATATTTGGCTCTTTATATTGTTTTTTTATATAGTTAAGCTCTTTATATTGTTTTTTTATATATTTGGCTCTTTATATTGTTTTTTTATATATTTGGCTCTTTATATTGTTTTTTTATATATATAAGCGCTTTATATTGTTTTTTTATATTTTAAAAGGCGTTCTTACATCATAATTGTTCATTTCATTGCGTAATTGATTAATTTCCAGCGATAAAGAAACATTATAATTGTGAAAATCGACTAACATGCCATTATGATATCTAAATTTCAGTTTAAACTTAGCAATCTTATCGATTGGAGGTTGATAATAACTAACATTTTCAAAATACCCATCATTTACTAAATGTTTGTTATCTTGAAACAAATAAATAGGAATTTTAGCAAATGACGAATTTACTATACCAGAACTAGGATTATTATAATTATAATATAAGAAAGGTTTGATTTCATCACATTTATTATATTTTTCTAATTCAATATATACACATTTATTATCTTCTAAATCGATCGGATTAGGCGCATTTAGTTGTTGATGGGTATGAGAAATATGAGAAACATCATAAGAAGTATATTTATTTTTTTCAAAACCTAAAATATAACCTAAGCCCCAATTACTATGTTGAGCATATACATCTGTTTTATAGTTATCTTTAATACAATTGTATTTATTAGGTAAATCAAATCTAAAATGAAATTCGGGTTTATTATTTTGAGTATATAAAAAAGTATATTTGCGATTAATTGGGTTATAACATACATCAAAAGTAGTATGTATTTCTTTTAACTTGGTTCGTAAAGTATCTTGTAATTGACTATAATTATAACAACCATCTTCTAAAGTAATATTACGTAACGAGCCACTAAAATCAACTATCATCTTATTTGTTTGCAATTGTTCGCTTATATTATAAAAAAAATTAGGCAACATAATGTTTACTAATCGTAACGATTCAACATTATTATAATTTTGAGGACAATTTATTTCAAATTCTGCGGGATTTGGCCAACGTTCTTTATCGCGATCATTGCTATCAATAAATAATATTTTTCTATCCAAAACAAAATTGTGCTTATATGTTACTAATGGATTATTACTATTCATAATTATATATTTATTAATATATTATAATATTAAATATATTTTATAGATTATATATTTTTAAGGATTATATATTTTTAAAGATTATATATTTTTAAAGATTATATATTTTTAAAGATTATATATTTTTAAAGATTATATATTTTTAAGGATTATATATTTTTAAGGATTATATTAAATATATTAAATTTATATATATATATTAAATTATTATGGCACCCCCTAATACAAAATTAGATGCTAATATAATTATAAATAAACAGGGTATTTTTGGCTTTGGTTTATCCCATAATAATAATTTAGATTTTATGACAGTCGTTGTTTTAGCATGCATGGGGATTGTTATAAAATTATTTTTCCCAGAAAGATATTCAAGGTTAGGAAACACTGGACCGGCAACATCTACCATATGGGGATACGGTTTAACAGCTACCGCTATTAGCATTATGTTATTTATGGGAATTTATGTTACAAAAAATATATTTGAAACAAAAGGAAACTTTTTTGAAATGTTATTTTCTAATGTAGCTCCAATATTTTTTACATTAATAGTAATAGTATATACAATATTTTTGAATTTCCGTTATTTTAAAAGAATAAACTCTAACAGAGTAACACGAGAATATCACACTTATTCATTAATGTCATCCGTGTTATCAATAATGCAAATAGTACTGGTTACAACATATATCTTTTTTTATTTAGTTAATACCGATAAAAATGAGGAGCTCTCGCCAAACTCTATAAAAGTTGAATTATCAAAGAATGCCGTATATATATTATCACTTGTAAATCTTATTATTTTAATGATGATACATATTAGTTTAGAATTCTTTTCAACAGATGAAGCACCGGTGCTTACTGGCTAAAATCGATAAACTTGGTAACTTTTATAAATTTAAATGTTAGACCGATCGATTCCTTAGACTCCCATATTCCCGATATTTTAATTGTAAATGTTTTATTATTATAAATATCATTTACATGGTTATAGTTATTTAGATTTTCATTATCATCGCTCAAAGCATATTTAAAATATTGATTTTCATATAATTCTTTTAGTTTGAATAATTTATTTTTAGCGTCACGTACTAAATTTAATACATGCTCTTCCAATTCTATAAGTTTGTTGAAAACACTATTATTTAGAGGAGTTTTGTCAAATTTTATTTTATCGTTTTCAAAGTACAAATTATTGAGTTCAAATATAGCAAATATACTCGTTAATGATACAATAGGTGTGGAATAAAGTAATTTATAAAAATAATTGTATTGGACTGCGCTGTTCTTTATAGGTTCATTTATTATTATATATTCGTAATTTAAATCTTCTAGATTTTCACAGATCATTGATGCAAGCTAGTTTTACTTATAGTATTATTTCTAATTATTTTTTTTATATATAATGTAAAAAAATAATTAGAAATAATATTATATAGATTTACAATTAAATAATACAATAGTCAATAATGAATTTAAAAAAAAATTATAATGAAATTATTAATGAAAACCCTAATTATAATTTCAGCAAAGATTTATTACACATTATAAGCAATATAAGCAATGTACATACAAATAATGAGCATTTTATAAATTACATTTTTTATGGACCTCCTTGTGCATACAAATATAAAAACGCGTTAAAACTTTTGCAACATTTTAGCCCGACAAATTTAAAATACGAGAAAAAATTACATATTAATCTAACAAAAACCGAATTTTATATTAAAATTAGTGATATTCATTATGAAATTGATGTGGAAAACTTCATATATAATAGCAAATCATTATGGAATGAAATATACAATATTATATACAACTCAATAGCGTCTTCATCTATTAAAAGAGGATATATTGTATTTCGCAACTTTGATAAAATTAATTATGACTTATTGGACTTACTATACAATTATATGCAAAAAGAATTATTTTCCACTTTAAATATAAAATACATTATTATTACAGAATGTGTTAGCTTTATACCGATGAAAATATTAAACATATGTAAAATTCTTAACTTTGCTAAATTAAACAAAAAAAATATACATGGACTATGTAATAAGAGCAATAAGCAATATTTTAAGAAATTAAATCTCTCATCGAAAGATGCTGAATACATTTATAATAAGGTAAACAATCCAAACATTTTTACATATTTAGATATTTCAAATAATATGAAATATATTATACAGCATTCGGCTATATGTGATACTTATATAAATCTAATTTGTAATAATAATTATAATATTACAAATATTAGAACATTATTATATGACATATTAATAAATCATTTAAATAGTCATGAATGTTTCTTTTACATAATACAATCTTTAATAATTAATAAATTAATAAACTGCAATAAAATAGGTGATCTGATCTTTAATAGTATTTTTTTTCTTAAAAATTACAACAATAATTATAGGCCGATTTTTCATTTAGAAAGTTTTACATTATACTTAATAGAGTTAATAAATGAAAATAAGTGAGGCATTAATAATATTAAATATTAAAAACTATAATATCTATAATATTCATAACATTAGTTTAAATGAATTAAAAAAATATTATCATATTCAATGCCTAATTTATCATCCCGATAAAAATAATATATGCGAAAATTCAACATTGCTATTTCAAAATATAAATAGTGCATATAACGTTTTAAAAGATATAATAAGCACCGACAATGATGATGACGCTAATAATGACGCTATTAATAATGACGGCAAAACTAATAACTACAATGATCTATTAGTAACATTCTTAAATTTTATAATAAAATATTATTCAAATAATGATGCTTTAACTGGCTTTACAGATGATATAACTAAATTCAAGCATAATGCTAATATTCATATTAAAGCCATAATAACAAGTTTATTTGACAATTTTTCAATAGTTATTTTAGAAGACTTATATTGCTATTTATTAAAATATAACAAACTAAAAAGTCATGAAAAATATGAAAAATATGAAAAATATGAAAACACTGAAAACTCTGAAAACTCTGAAAACACTGAAAATACTGAAAACAATATTTACAATACTATTATAGATATAATAAAAACCATTTTAGAAGAAAAACTATCTAACCATAGTATTTATATATTAACTCCTAAATTAACAAATTTATTAAATAGTGATGTTTATAAATTAGAAATAAATGATGTTATTGTTTATATTCCATTATGGCATAATGAAATGAAATTTGAAAATAATATTATCAAAATTGAGCCGCTATTAGATGACACTATTACTATTGATGAACATAATAATATACATTATACTTATTATAACAATTTTAATAACATTATAGAATTACTTAAATCCAACTCCAATATAGCTATTGATTTGGCAGATCAAACTATTGAAATAAATATTAATGACTTAAAATTTTCAAAGTATCAAGTCTATAATGTAAAGCATAAAGGAATACCAAAAATAAATACACTTGCTATATTAGATAATAGTAATAAAGGCGACATATATTTTCATATACATTTAGTATAGCTTCTTATACATTTAGCATAGCTTCTTAAAGCTTGTAATATTTTTATAAGTATATTAAAATTATACTTATAAAAAAACTTGTTTTTAATGAAAAAAAAATATTTGTATAATAAACATGCTATTTTTAATTTAATTTAATTTAATTTAATTTAATTTAATTTAATTTAATTTGTTAGTTAGTTTGCTATTGTTTGTTTGCTTTATTCGTCTGACTTCTTCTTAACAATTCGCTTCTTTTTAGGTGCATCTTCTACCTCTACTTGCTTCACTTCTTCCTTCACTTCTTCTTTCACTTCTTTCACTTCTTTCACTTCTTTCACTTCTTTCACTTCTTTCACTTCTTTCACTTCTTTCACTTCTTCTTGAACAACTTCGTCATCGTCGCTATCAGGAACTTCTGTGACACTTGAAACCATCTTTACAGGCTCATCGTCATCGTCGTCATCAACTGGAGCAACCATTTTTTCCTTATCTTTCTCAGATAACACAATATGACACTTTCCGCTTAAACTGGTTTTTGGCTTAACTACTGCCTGAAATAACTTCCATGTAACTCCAAACTTACCATTTGCAACCCAAATACCCCCCGATTGAATAATTGTTGCCACTGTTGAACCCTTAACAATAAAATCTGTAATATTTGTATTATCATCATTTGGAAATACTAGAACATTAGCATCATTATATAGCTCGACCTTAGTAAAAGCATCTTGATAATATGGAATTTTAACCTTTAGTGTTGGAGCACGCGAATAATCATATTCGTCTGACGCCTTATCTTTAGGGTATTTTAGCATAGGGCTCCATAGCGCATCTACAGCATCCGAACTCATTTTAGGCTTGCCTAGCCATTCCTTGCAATTAGTAATCACATCATTCTTAATACGCATTTCAAGTTCTTGCATATTCTTTAAAAATGCAGTGCACTCGCTATTTTCCTCATTTGGAAACTGGAGCGCTAAGTCAAACGATTTCTTTCCGGTTTTATCATCAGACCACTCATTAACGCCCCATGTGAGCATAAGAGGTGTGCTAATATATAGCGACTTCATGTTGTGCTTATTAAGAATACCAATAGACTTGCCGTTATTAGCATTAAGCTTGGGCTTGGTATACACATAATCAGTGTTAACATTGAACGCAGTTCCTGATACAATAGTAGCCATAGTGTTTTAAGATATTACTAATTATATATTTATGTTTCTAAATCAATTTTTTATTTTATTTATTTTTTATTTTATTTTTATTTTATTTATTTTATTTTTATTTTATTTTATTTTTGCATGGATAATGAAGACAATTTAAATTGATTGTATTAAAAAAATTGATTATTATTATTTTTATGTAACGTATAATATTTATAAGTTACACTATAACTATGGCACAGAAATATGAGCATGTCTTTATTGGTGTTCCGATTATTGAAGAAGACAACGCTATTAACGAGAGTTTGACCTCATTGTCTATTCGTGCGTCTAAAATAGTGGTTCAACGTTCTAAAAATGGATTGGAATACGCCTCACAAAAATCTAAATGTGTTACTAGCTATATTAGCTTCAATTTTGTGTATTATTTATTCTGTGTTGTTAGTTTTATTATTGAATACAATTATATTACTAATTTGCAAAATCAAGTTAATTTGATGCAGGTCCAATATGATAGTAAGCTAGCATCTATTGAAAAATACTTGGCTCTTCCACAAGCAGGGTATTCTAGCATGGACTTTGTTGAAAGAGGTTGGGCTTCCAATCCATACCAAGGTCAAGCAGAGGCTCATCGAGCAGGATTTACTCTTTCTGAAATTCATAATATTACTTTCTCAAATCCTGTAAACTTAAAATCAATGGGTTATAGTGTTCAAGAGGCTAAACTTGCTGGGTATACACCTAGGCAATTGATTGATTATGGTGGATATACGCCCTATGATTTTAAGATTGCTGAATTATCAGCACAAGACTTTTGCGAGGCGTGGCCTGAAAATGCGGGTCATAGATGGCGTAGCTATTACAACAACATTGGAACTTTTTGTGATGCGCCATCAGTATATTGTCCTCAAAATGATAATATGCTAATTCCGGCGTGTTATGCAATAATGAAAGCATCGGGTGCTCCTTATTGTCGTTGGGAAAGTGAATGCCATGATAAAATGGCGCAATTTTTAGGAACAATTAGTCCAACAACTGTGTGGGGTAATGGAGCATACTAAATATAAAAAAAATTATTACTTATAAATCCTCTTTTTTCTCTCAATCTAATAATGGAGCTGTTAGCATAGTTGCAAAATATGGCGTAGGAATAGCAACAATAAACCAAATTAATGGCACTATGTCTGGAAGCATCATATATTCTAAAGAAACTTTAATAACAAAGAACATATTGAAAATTAACACCATCATGGTAATTAAAGTTAATGCATTCATTAGTGGCTTCATCATAATCATTGATTATTAATACTTAATAACTATTAACAATTTTTTATTCAATTTTATTTATACTAGCGTTTTTATATCATTCTTTATAGCGCTTTAATATTTAGTGCTGTATTAAGCATTAAATATTAAAATTAAATTATTTTTTATTTTCTATTTTCTATTTTTTATTTTCTATTTTCTATTTTCTATTTTCTATTTTTTATTTTCTATTTTCTTAATTTTATTTAAGCAGTTGCTTGTGGCTCAACTTTGACCGCCTTTGGGAAGTGAGGACCCATGTATTTCTGGAGATTGAAATAAGTGAGCTCAACACTGTCGCTAACCTTTAGAAGCTCTGTTAGTGGCTTGTCGGGGTTAATTTTGCGACCATTGCTTTTATCCTGAAGGTTGTTTGCACGAATGTACTTGTTAATTTCACGAGTAACATCGGTGCGAGCCATTTCAGTACCGCATGGCTTGTCTAAAAACTTGGCAAGCTCATCACTAATTAGCGATGGCTTAACAAATCCGCTTGGAGCACGGTTGCCCTTGCGACGCTTTCTGTTGTTTAGCTTCTCGGCAACTTTTAACTGCTTTACAGTCATTTTTTCTAAAGTGCGTAGTTCGGTTTTTAGCGAATTGAAGCTCGCAAGCATGGACTGAAACTTGGTAATAAAGTCCGAAAAGCCAGATGTAATAGTATTGTGCTCGGCACAATCGCTTGTAACTACAACATTCTCAACCTCGGATACAACTTTGAGGGCATCTAAAACAACTTCTTGGGTTTCAGCCTTTACCGATTTAGAAGACTGACCTTTGACTTTGGGAACAGGTTTTGGTTCGTCAGGTTTAACAACGGGGTCAGCTACCGCTTTGGCGGCTCTTGGCTTCTTAACCGGTGTTTGGGGAACTTCGACAGACGGTTCAGTTGAAACGGGTTCTTCGGTTTTTTTCTTGTGTGACGGCATTTTTTATAATCTAATATAACTATTTTCTTTTAAATTGTTTTATTAATTAATATATATAATAATTAATTGTTATTTTTAAATTGCTAAAGGGTTGAAAAACAAACGAATAAATAATTTATTTTAATTATTTTGATTTTTTGATTTATTTAATTTTTTGATTTAAATTAAATAAATATAAAAAATTGTAAAAATTGTATAAAAAATAGAGTAATATGTTAATAATTTACTGCATCATAGAGCCATGGTAAACTACTAGCCGCATCAGTTGAAACCATTGTTAACGCACACAACACATAATAACTCCCTAAAGCACATGAATTTTCATCAACCCCTTTATTAATCAATAAATCAATAATTTGAATACCATATTTCTTAATCTGAATAAAATTATGTTGCGGTAAATTATTAATATTAATAATAACACTATTAAAAGGATTGCCGCTTGGCGGAACAATAGATCTCCTGGTTTCTTGCGATAAATTGGCCCTATAATTCCATATATCTTGTAGCTCTCTAATAAACATTATTAACCCATATTTGTCTAGCTCTAAAAACCATTTTATATTTGTATAATGCCCCATGCTATCTATTCTTTGAAATAATGTTAGTATTTTCATTTCTAATTGCTTATTTAATGATGCATATACCAACTCATCATAATTCAAGTCAAGCTGTATATTTAATAATTTAGTTAATCTAATATATTCCAATAGTTGTTCCGTTATTTTATATGAGAAAAATAAGTTTGTAAATGGATTTTGAACATTTATTGAAGTGTTATTGTTTGAAGTGTTATTGTTTGAAGTGTTATTATTTGAAGTGTTATTATTATTATTTTTATTGTTTCCAGACTTTATAAATAAATTATATAAGGATTTTATATCAAACCCATAAATGTGCGAATTGCTGTCCTTAAAACTTATAAATTGATTATATTGAATATTATTTAAATTATCTAAAGTGCAAAAATCCACGTCATTAGAACATAATGATCTATTATAAAAAGCAGGACCATGAGCTTTTATATATTTTTTAATTAAAATATAACGCACGTTTTTTTGAATAATTATTATATTATAACTATAATATAAAAAGTTAAATAATCGTTTTCTTAAAAACTCTTTATTACCGCTATTATTTAATTTATAATGTTTTGCTATAGTTTTTAACTGTGAAACATTGTAATTATATTTTAGTATATTGCTAAATTCTTTAATTCTAGGAATAGAAAAATCATTGTCACTAATCTTAACACATACTTTCTTATTTTTTATGGGTAAATTTAAATAGTAATCCGTTATATTATTACATGTTAATGATGCATCATTTTCATGGGTGTTTGTTCTTTTTTGATTACATTTATTCACATTAATAATCATTATATTATATACTACTTATTGTATATAATATAATTTTTATATGATTATAATATAATATAATCAGATGACATCATCCTTAAATTATTAAAAATAAATCTCTCCTTGTATGTTGACGTAAGTGCATTATTATTATTATTATTATAAAACATACTAATTTTATTTACAAACTTTATAAAATTAGTGTCCAAAGCATATTTTGATAAATTAACAAATAATTTGTTAATACTATTAATATCATGCTTTAAGATTATGTTTAATTTGTTTGGACTATTTGGACTATTTGTACTATTTGTATTATTTGGACTGTTTGTATTATTTGTATTATTTACAATAAATTCAAATATATTTGACTTTAATAGCTCTTCGTGGTTATATACTAGTAACGTTTTTACTATATAATAACTAAAAATATGCGAACTTTCATTATAATGTGTATTTGATTTGCTTATAAATTGATTATATGTTAATTTGTTATAATTTAATATTTTCACTAATTGAAATATTAAGTGTATTAACTCTAGCTTATACAATCTCTCAAATTGATAAACAAAATCACTAATATTTATGTCTTTTTTATAACTTATAACACATAAATACATTATAAATGTCCAAAATTCTGTGATTGCTTCATTTATACCTATTGCATTAAAGTTTTTGTTGCTTATACTAAATAAATCCAAAAATTTATTATAATTTGCATTACTATTAAAGTCCTTATGTAATGCTTTGTCTATTCCATAATAATGGACGCTTTCATGAACAAATACTTTGAAAAATTCCTCCATTCTGTAAATAAATGTTATTCCACTTTCTAAATTAGGATATGTAAAACCAGAATTCACATTTTTAGCCCCCAATATAATATGGTTATTTGAATTTAACTTTTTTTGAAATGGCGTTAAAAAGAATGTTACATGTTGTCCATTTCTCAATTCATTATTTGATATTGCTATTAGCACTTGTAAAAATAACAACATGCTTTCAACTACTAAATCCAGTTTTTTAATACTAATTTTATTAGTATAAATTATAAAGTCAAAAACATAGGTCTTGCCTTTTATTACATTTTCATAAGTAACTATTTTACAGTTAACATTAGTTGTTATATAATTAATTATGGTTTCATCAATATATTTGGTTGATCTTAAATATTTCTCTACAATAGCATTAATCTTTTTCTTTATATTAGTTTTGTTGTCTTCATATGAACGCGATTTTTCTACATTTATAGCATTTATTATTTTTTGCTTATTGCTAAATTCATTATATAGTACATGTAAAACTTTACCCATACTACTATTACTATTACTATTACTATTACTATTGTTTAACTTATAATCTAAATTTTCATACTTCTTCAATAATACACCATAAAAATTATGTAGAATTTTTGAATTGTTATTACTTGTTTTGTATTTTTTTTTTGTATATTTATTAGCTTTAGCATATATATTAGCTTTAGCGTATATATTAGCTTTAGCTATACTCTTTTTAACAGATTTCATATTATATTATAAATATATTTTATAATTATATAAATTGTTGTTCTCTAGCTTTAGCTTTAATGGTATCAATATTCTCAGCATCTTTTAATTCTGCTATTAAGGCAAGTGCCCGTTTTAATTTTTCTTCTGTTGTCTCATCTGTTGGTTGTTCTTCTAATTTAGCCTTTATTTTATCAGGCATTTTATAAGTAATAACTCCTTTACTTATTTCAGCAAAAACTAAGAGATGATTAATTTCTTTAATTTTATTATTAATATTTTTATCATTTATAGCGTCTATTAATTCATCCATTTTTGTTATTCTTTCTCTATATATATTTATTGTGGACATATTTGGTCCAAAAATGGATTTAAACACATCTCTCAATTCGCTATTAGAAATTCGTGTTTGTTCTTGATCTTGTGGTTTTTTCATTGCTAAATCAAATTTTCTATCTAAATATTTTTCAATTTCGCCTTCACTACCTTTTAACTCTTGAGTATTTAAAGTAATATCAATAATTGCAGCAACAAATGGACCAACATTATGTTTCAAACTAAAATTAAGCTGGGAAATTTGTTTGGCAGGAGTGTCTTCGTCTTTAACTGCTTCCTCGCCTTCTTCAGCTTCTTCAGCTTCTTCGCCTACGCCTACACCTTTGCCTTTGCCTTCGCCTTCGTCTTTGGGTTTTTGTTTACCTTCATTATCTTTAGTTAATCTGATTTTAAAATGTTTAATAACAAGCCCAGATACAGCTATAGCATTATCAATTTGTGGTAGTAATCCATTTAATGTTTTTGGACCAACTTTTCCAAATAACGTTCTTAAATACTTTTCAAATAATAAAGCTTGATTATTATTTAATTTATTTTTACTATCACTATTAATAGTCTTTAATTCTAATAAACTTGTTAATATAAATGTTATAAACTTTGATGCATCGTCTCTGTCAAAATTGCGGAAACCATAACCACCCAGACCACCTGTTTGTTCATCTTCGCCTTCGCCTTCTTCTTCTTCTTCTTCTTGTAGTGCACCGCCTTCTTTAATTCCTTTAACTGTAGGTACCTTATATTCAAATATCGGTTGACCCACTGTCACTTGCTCTTGTATATTCGCATCTGGTTTTACTGCTTTTTCTCCATCTTCTTCTTCTTCTTCTTCTTCTTCTTCATCCTCAGGATCGGGTTTTTTCTTCTCAAAGTTTTTCTTTAAATTTTGTTGCCTAAAAACATTCAAACTAGTTTCACCTTTTGCAAAAATAGATGATATATTAGTAGCCAATATGTCTCTAATAGATAGCTTTTTATTAGAATATACAATAACTGTTTTTAATAATTTTTTTTGATCTTCATTATCAATTTCATGATCTAAAATTTTTTCTATTTCAATTTTGTATTTACTTTTAAATTCTCCTAGGCCTAATGTATGTTTATTAACACCCGAGCCAAATGCTGATGTCTTGTTAATAGATCCTCTTGCTATTCCAGATGCACTAGACCATTCGCTCCAACGTTTTTTTTTATCAATTCTTGTCATATTTGCTCTGGTTACATCAGGTAGAATATTATTAGGAAGATAGGGATCATATTTTATAGGATTTTCGTCTATATCTACCAAAAATCTAATTGAATAAATAGATGGTGTTATAGTTTTTACAAAACTATTAAAGGTTTTCTTATCTTTAGTTATTACTTTCATATATTTACTTACAGCACCAGGTGGTGATAAAATTGGAGTTCCTCCGTCATCTGGTATCCATAAATCAAAATACCATAATCCAGCTACATCTGCATCAGTATCTGGGATTTCTTTTATTCCATTTAGTTCCTTAATTATTCCCAATTTTCCTAGAAGTTTATCTTTATCATCTTTAGTATTAACTATTTCTATCCAATAATATTTCAAATCAATGTTCTTTTCATTTAAATAGTTCATAATTTTATTTATGCTTTCTATATAAGCCTGTTCTTCTTTTGCTTTAGAATTATTTAATTCTGCAGTTGTATTTGCAGAATCATAAAGTACGCGTTTGTTATCTAATAATGAATTTAAGTGAACTATCAATTGTTTTATTTTATCTTCTATAGTGGTTTTGTTTTGACTTTTTTGAATGTCTTTAACATAATTATCTATTTTTTCGCGATCAGATTTAAGCTGGTTAAGGCGATCTCTTGTTAATATTCTTAAACTTGTATTAACTTCATTTGCCTCGCCTAATGCTAATGTTTTATTTATTTCATTTTCATTTGCGGCTTTTTCAGCTTCTTTATAATATTTATATGCATTTATTCTTAAAGCTTTGGCTTTATTTGATAATTCCTCATTTTCTGATGAATTGGCTTCTGTTTCTAGAACCACACACATATTAAAATAGTGCTCTAATTTTCTAGCTAAATTTTTTGCTGCCTTAACTTGTGCAATTTGTAGAGGTATGATGTCTGCATCAGTTTGTGATGGTGCTTTATCATCTTCTTCAACTACATCTGTAGTTTTTTCTGCTTCATCCTGCTCCATTTTAAACGCCGCCTTTAATATTGCTTCCTTTTCCTTCGGTAGATCATATTTATCTATCAACTCCTGCAAATTTTTTTTTGCATCTTCAATTGCCTTATTCTTTTCAATCACCAACTGGTCTGCAATACCCTTCTCTTCTTGTGCTACTTTAAGAGCAGCATCTGCAAATGCTGATGATTTATTAGTCTCTGCTTCTTTTACTTTAATAGCTGCTTCCTGTGCAGCCTGTTCTGCCTTTTTCTTCGCCATAGCATGCCATGCTGGTTCAACAATAGCATCCCAGTTTTCACTCGCAGCCACCGCCCCCCTAGCCGTCGCCGTCCCAATCGACTTCAACCCCCTAGCCGTCGCCACCCCAACCGACTTCAACCCCCTAGCCATCGCCTCCTTGTTTTGCGCCCACGTCCCTCCCGTCATAAATGCATCATCTTCTGTCCCTTCAGTCTGTTTGTTTAAATTTTCATTTATTGCTTCTAATTCTAATGATGCTTCGTATGCGTTTAAGGCGGCCATGAATGAATTGAGCGCCGGAATTGTAAGAGGAATAGAGCTTGCAAAATTTACGTGACCTTTGGCAGCTAAAATGGTGAATATAGCAATAATAGAAAATGCATTTTTTTTGTCTATTTTATAATAGGGCAAAATTTTTACAATACTAGTTACTAGCGCTTGTAACTTCTCATCTTCTCCTAACACACTCTTTGCTTCAGTTCCTGCCGTTTCTACTGCGGTTTTTGTTTCTGTTATAAACCGAACCATATCCATACGAGATACATCTCGACTATAAGTAACGTTATTTTTTGTAATACTACTTATTGCTTCAATAGCTTTTTTTAATGTGTTCTTAGAGAAAATGTAGTTTTCTGAATTAATAGTAGCATTAATTGCAACTATTATTTTGCTGTCTATAGTATGTCCTTCATCTTTACCGTTAGATTTTTGAACAGCAATACATAGTTCAATGGATTGTAATAATGCTTGTTTAGTGTTGTCAATAGTTGTATTACTAGACGCTTGTTTGGGTTCAATAGGTGCGTTTTCATCAAGAGATGGAAGAGATGGAGATATATGTGCATAAAGTTTACTACCGGCAAGAGCAGCAGCAGCAGCAGAAGGAGCAGGATCAGTATCAAGAGGACCATGAGGATCAGGATCAGGATCAGCAATTTTAGGACCGGCCGCTTCCGCCGTATCATCTTTAAGAGGAGCAGACAAGAAGACACCAACACCATTGTCTCCTTTACCCATCGTATCTACTAGTCTCGCACTCTGTGCACTCTTCGCCGCCTCCAGCTTCGCTGCCTCCACCTTATTCGCCTCTGCCTTCGCCGCCTCCGCCTTCTCTGCTGCCGCCTTATCTGATGCCGCCAACTCCACCGCCTTATCCGCTGCCGCCTTCTCTGATGCCGCCTTCTCTGCTGCCTCATTAATTTCTTCTAGCTCCGCATTAATTTCTTCTAGCTCCACAGCAATCTTCGCATCTATCTCCGCCGCCGCCCTCGCCCTCGCCGCCACCTCCTTCGCCTCCTTCATATCAATATTTGCCAGAACCGAATTTGCTTCCGCAATATTTCTATCTAGTTTTTCTATAGTTGATAATTCAACTATTTTAAACTCAACTAACTTACTTTTATATATCTCTGATGATGTATAATTAGGCCCAAATTCCTTTAATGCTTCTTGCCTTGCATTTTCAATTGCTGATTTCAATTCATTCGTATACTTTTTCTTTCTATTCCACAACTCTAGGATTTTAATCAGCTTATCTCTTTCCCGTATATATTCATCCTCTATTTCATCGTCGGCCCTTGGCTTCGATGCACCCTCTTCCTTATCTTTAGCTACTGAAGCATGAAATTTTTCTTTAACAGATGAATACCTAAGCTTTGCTTTTGTCGCCCAATCAATCGAATTTCCTGACAATCCCTCTTCCAACATTATCTCATTGATCCTAGCCAATAATGCCCGTGCTTTGATCACCTCCCGTATTGCTAGTGTAAACTTATCGAGTTTTGGTTCAATTGTTGTGTTATTTGACATTTTATTAAATTGTTTAATTACACCCATATCCTTAACTTTATCCACAACTCTAGTTAAAGGGTTACTTCGTTTAGGAGTAACAGTTGTACTGCCTCTACCTATTAAACGTCTCCTAGTAGCGTTTTGTTTAATAACTTTATCTGATGCAGTCTTTATATGAGCACTCATTATATATATAAATTTATTATTTATAATAATTTTATACTTAATTATTTAATTAAAAAATTAAAAAATTAAATAAATGATTAAAAATTTAATTAAAAAATTAAAAAATTAAATAATGATTAAAAAATTAAATAATGATTAAGAAATTAAATAATGGTTAAAAAATTAAATAATGATTAAAAAATTAAATAATTAAATAAATTGTTGGTTATTTGGTTATTTGGTTATTAATTTGCGAACTTTCATTAATTCAACAAATGGACTTGCACCTTTACCTTGTTTAAAATTATTGATTTGCGCATTCCCTGTTAATAATAATAGTTCTCGTAAATCATCATTTTGTGTAAATTTTGCATATAGCGCTTTTTCTAATAGTCCGGTTTCCAATTTTTTAAATTCTTCATCGTTTGCGATTGTTGATTTAATAGATTTTTTGGCAAGTTGACTATCATAAAATTTTTGGGCTTCTTCTACATTAGACCCGTATAATCCCTCTTTTTTAAACTTACTAATTATTTCAGTTAAGCCATTAAACCGACTTCCTAACATGTAATGTTTCACGCTTGTCCAATCTGACCCATCGATTTTTAAGTTGGTTACTAAAAATTCATTATCCAATTTTTTACGCCAATCAGGGTATTTCTTTTTATTATTTAATTCAAGCACATTTTTAGAAATCTTTAATTCGGGTTTAATTGTTTCACCAGATCCTTCCCCAACTTTCGCATGTTTTGATTTATTATACACTTGAATTACAATACTATTACTATAATCTTGCGACTTAGGCATTTTAGTATCTACCAATGTATCATAACTACCTTTTTTACTAGTTCCTTTTGTTTCTACTCCATTTTTGTTTGCAAAAGTTTTAAAGTCCGGTATTAATACATATAATCCAGCATTTTTTTCCATACACTTCTCTAAAATCAATTCTTTAATTTTATATGGAATTTCGCTAAATGTAAGAGCTCCGCGTTTTACATTTTTATCATAAGTAATCAATTTATAGTGATTATTTTGAAAATAGTCAGCAATAATATAATATGATGGCTCAAAAATACCTTGTTCTTCTAACTTAATATCCGGGCTAATGCATTGCAAAACATTTTCGCGTTCTCCTTCTAGATAATTATGTTGAGATAAAATAATAAACTTCACATTGTATATTCGTTCAAGTGAGCTTAGTGCCCAATTATCTGCCCAAAATCGCCCACCAACTTCTATAATTACTTTCTTAAGATCTTCAACGCTATTTACATCTTTCATAAATTGAAACTCTTGCGCTAAATTTTCTAGTTCCTTGTTCTTCGTAGTCATAGACGTAAATGTATTAAAATTGTCTTTGGCATCTTGAATTAATTTCATTTTATCAGGACCATCATTTGTTCCATTAATCATTTTTTTCAAAGTATTGTGTTTAGTTTTTAACCCTTTTACTTGTTCTTGTGTTGTTTTCATATTATTATAATACATGTCAAATAACTCTTTATAAGTTTGAAAAATGGTTTCATCAACTTCGCCTGCTAATTTTTCACGAATAGCTTTTACAGACGTTTCTATTTTCACCGTTTTCAAAGCATCGCGTAAAACCGCAAAAAAACAGTCCCCCCCGCCTTCATTGTCAAATATTTCGTATTTATTACTTCTTAAAAACTTATTGACCCAACTATCTTTAGGGTCTTCTTCATAATTGGCAATTTCATAATCGCTTTCTTCTTTAGTTTGACTATTTAAAGCCATTAAATTATACTTCATGTTTGGAATATTGCTGTCGTTCTTTGCATCATTGTCATCGGTTGCATCAGTTGCGTCTGTTGCGTCTGTTGCGTCAGTTAATTCGCTTACATCAGTTGCTTCGCTTACATTTGACCTTGTTTCAAAATCATCAATCAATTCATAATTATTCATAATAAGTGATTTAGAAAATTGAAACATAATTGGTTCGGACAGTTTGTTTAAATCAATATCCCCACTATCATCCAACAAAGAAGTGTATTCAGTATTATGTGTTTCATAAATACCTATTTTAGACACTATTGAACTATTATTTACTAAATAAATGTTAAAATACAAAACGCCAGAGCTCAAATATTCAAATTTAGGAGCACCTAAAACAAATTTAATATGTTTATTATATATTTTTGCATTATATACAAAAGCCTCATTATCTAAATCCGTTTTATCTATGCTATTTGTTACAATATAGCGAACCTCTTTTTTTATATTTGACGCAATCATTATATATATTTATATATTTTTATAACATATTTTTATAACATATTTTTATTATATATATTTTTTATAACATGTTTTTAATTACATGTTTTTAATTACATGTTTTTTAAACATATAAAACATATTTTTATAATATATATTTTTTATACTTGTCCTCAATATCCATTAATTTAAATTTAATTTTATTTGTAAAATTAACAAGCCCACAATCACGCTCATTGGCCAATATTGTTTTAAGTGCATTATACAAATTGAGCTTATTATCTATTATTTTCATAATTGTCAACTCTTTAAATAATTCATTATAAATTATTATAAGGAACTCAAGTATGATTTCGCAATAAGAACTATTGTTTTCTATTTTCAAATTAGTAATAAAAAAGTTATTAAGTAAAGCCACATAGTCTTCAATTACATGACAATTAATAAAAAATTGTTGCGCATATTGTTTATTTTCAGTGTTTTCTAATTCATAATAATAAATTTTCTTATTAAAATTTATTATAAAAATTATAAAACACTTATATTTGTCGTTTATTTTATTAATAGTATACTCATCATCGTCTGTATTATTTTTTATAATATTATCTATTTTCAACATTTCATAATATTTTTCTTTAAGTGCATTATATATATATATAATGTCCAAGCTATTAGTTTTAACGTAAGTATGCTCAATTAATGCAAATAATATATTTACATATATTACGCTATAAGATAAATTGTTGTAGCATATATGCTCTATTATGTAATTATCAATATTAACCAATAATAGTGGGTCATTATTGTTATTGCTATTGCTATTGTTATTGCTATTGCTATTTTCCAAACATTCTTTATAAATGTTTATTAATTCAGGTTCTAATTTGCTATAATTGGATGGCGATAACTTGTTTAGTATTGTTTTAATATTGCTTTTAATTGCTTCATGTTTGCTTTTGTCTTCTGTTGTTTTTTTTTTAGTGTTAACATAAGTATTTTTTATAGTTCTGCTTAAAATGAAATTGTCTTTTGCCAAGCTATTGTTTAAGCTTATGCTATTTAAGCTTAAGCTATTAATGCTATTGTTTAAGCTTAAGCTATTAACGCTATTAACGCTATTATTATTATTATTATTATTATTATCATACTTTCTAAATTTGTTTTTCTTTTTAAATTTATTATCATTATCGGTTTCATAATTATTTACTAGCGCCTCAAGGTTAATCGTTTCTAGTACATTGTTTAATAAACTCTCAATAGCACTATCTATTTTCTCATGCATAATAGATTTATAATAATTATTAATAAAGTCTATGTCATAGATTATCATTAATAAGTATAACTAATATTAAAATTTAATGTTATTCTTTTAATTATTTTCGTTATATTAATATTTATAAAGTATTTGATCATTATAAATATTATGGAAATAATTAACGCAATATTAAGTTTTTATGAAAAAGGCGATTACAATAGCAAGGAAAAATATGATAACGCATTTAAGTTACCTATAGAATATTTAGACACTTCATCATTGTTTGTCATCAATAATAACATTGTTAATGATTTAGAATTAGTTAAAGCCAATGAATTAGCAATTACTAATAACTCATTAGATCATTCTGCTAATGACGCCAATTACAATTTATATTACCATGTATTTGACCCAAAAACCATTTTTGAGAAAAATGTTATAAATAAGTGGAGCAAATATTATACAAACAATAAAGAATTTTTGTTAGAAACCCAGGATCTAATTAAAAACTATAAGCCGCTTAAAAAAGTGGAATTTAGCGATAGTCCATGTGTCAATGATTTAGCAGTTTATAATAATTGTGAAAATATTATATATGATAATGGATTTGTAAATAAATATCAATATATTGATATTCCATTATTAAATAAATTTAATAATAATAGTCTAGTGCTACAGGCGCTAAGCGTATATAATCTCTCAACACCCATAGTTTCTTTGCTTATTCCAATATTATTTTTATTATTGCCCTTTTTCATAATTAAATTGCAAGGGCATAATGTTACTTTTGAGCTATATTTTAACCATTTAAAGACGGTGTTTTCTAATCATATTATTGGTCAATTATTTACTTCTTTAAGTGACACAAATTTAACAAATAAAATATATATACTTTTTAGCTTTGGTTTTTACATTTTCCAATTATATTTAAATATAAACGGATGCATAAAGTATTTCTATAATATTAAATATATTCACAATATTTTATATGATTTAAAAGAATATATTTTAGAAACTTTGAAGACCTATGACAATTTTTTGAATTATTCTAAAAATTTAAATCATTATAAGGAGTTTAATGAATTTATAGTTTCCAATAGTGCTATTTTTAATTCATATTTGTGCCAATTGCGAAGATTAACGCCTTATTCTTTATCAATGAGTAAAGTAGTTGAGCTAGGCCAATTAATGAAGTGTTTTTATTATTTAAATAAAAATGATAGTTTTATCAATAGTTTATATTTTTCCTTTGGTTTTAATGGGTATATAAAAAATATACTAACACTGCAACAATTTATTAGCGCTAAAGTCATGAACTATTGTAGTTATAATAGTAACAGCGAGCCCACACATTTTGACAATTCTTATTTTGCCAATTTAAATAATATTGAAGCTTTAACTATTGAAAAAAGCGATCCATGTTCAGTTAAGACTAAGACTATTGTAAAAAATTCATATAAATTGGATAAAAATATAATTATTACGGGACCAAATGCATCGGGTAAAACTACACTATTAAAATCAACATTATTTAACATATTATTGTGTCAACAAATAGGATGTGGTTTTTTCAATAATGCATCAATAAAAGTATATGATTATATACATTGTTATATTAACATTCCTGATACAGGAGGCCGCGACAGTTTATATCAAGCTGAAGCACGACAATGTAAAAATATATTGCAACTCATTGAGAATAATAAAGATAAAACGCATTTTTGCGTATTTGACGAGCTCTATAGTGGAACAAATCCTGATGAAGCAATTAGTAGTGCTTATGGCTATTTAAATCATTTAAATAAATTGAATAATATAGATTATATGTTAACAACTCATTATAATAAATTATGCAAAAAATTAAATAAACAAAACAACAATTTTTTCATGAAAGTAAAGAAAAATGAGCACAATGACGATTTTGAATACACTTATAAAATCAAAAAGGGTATTTCAAATGTTAAAGGAGCGTTAAAGGTCCTCAAAGATTTAGAATATCCTGAAAATATTATAACAAACATGAAATAAATAATAAATAATAAATAATATTTATTCGTTAAACAATACTTAAAATAATATTGTTAAACTTTAATAATAAATGTCAATCTTATATAAATTACTAGATTCAAGTTTCCTCTTAACATTGGGCATTATATTATTAATATGCGGGTCAATAATGTTATATAGTCATCGCAGATTAAACTTATTAGAACGAAGTGTTATTGAGCATGGAAAAATACTACAAAATTTTATTATAAATTATAATATTCAAATGCAGAGCATCAATTCATTATATATTAATAAAAATAAACAAGAAGGTCAACATATCAAAAAAATCAATTTAGGCGAAAAAATAAGTGTATCCGAAGATGAATGTTCTGAATATGTAGGAGGTGCTGATGTAAATAATGAATTGGTTCATCATGATGACGGCAAGGTAAATGTATCAAGCGATGACGAAGAAGATGACGACGAAGAAGACGATGATGATGACGATGATGAGGAAGATGATGACGATGATGAGGAAGATGATGAGGAAGACGATGACGAAGAAGATGATGATGAAGATGACGATGATGAAGACGAAGACGAAGAAGATGATGACGAAGACGACGAACTAGAAGATGGCAAAGAAGATGATGACACTAAGGATGACGATAAGGAAGACGATGACAAAGTATTAACAATTTCCAAAAGCGAATTAGAAAATAATATTAAAGATTTAGGAGATTTTGAGGAAATAGATTTAAATAAGCCTTTTTTTTCGAATAACGACGATGAAACATTTATAAAGAATTTGCCGATAAATTTAGATACATTTAATATTGATTTAAACACTAATTCAAAAATTATTAATTTAAATAATCTAGACCAAGACACTAATGTAGACACCAATGTAATAGACAGTACTAGTTCTAATAATACTAACACACATAGGAAAAATTATTCAAAAATGAAAGTAGACGATTTAAAAACGATTGCTGTAACAAGAAATTTAATAGATAATGAAACAGCACAGAAAACAAAAAAGGCTGATTTAATAAAAATTTTACAAAATGCGTAAATTAAATTAATAAATAATTAAATAATAATTAATTAAATTTTTTATTAACAATAAATTTAATTAATAAATAAATAATAATAATAATTTTAATTATATATAATAATAATATGAGTTATGGTTTGTGTGCTAATGGCTCAAATAATATAGCTATGAATTTTCCTCCTTTAATGGACGACAGCCGGCTATTTAGCAATTATTATTCTTCGGTGTTGAACGATGAAATGCTTAAAAGAAATAAAAATATTAAAACTAATACCGACTATAGGCATTATTTACAAATCAATGCTGAGGCTATTATAAGTAACAATCAATTGAATTCATGTAATGAATGCAGTGTATGTCCGTATTATAGTAAAACAAGTTTAGAAATAAATAAGCATACTCCATATATATTTGATCATACATTATCTAATATAAGGCCGTATGGATACGAAACAAGTGATTTAAAAGAGTTGTATTTGACTAGGCAGCAGCTAGACAGTCAAAAGCATGTTACCAAATATATTTTAAAACCCAATTAATTGTTGATTTTAGTTTTATTTATTATTATAAATAATAAATAATAAAATAATAAATAATTTACTATAATAAAAAATAATAATTTAATATAATAAAAAATTATATTATATTATTATAATAAAATGAATTTTTTCGATGGTTTGATGGCTCCTTTAGGTAAAAATTATTGTGCATTATTTTATTATTTTGGATTACTTAGTTTATTTTTAGCTTTAATAGCCGCCGGTGGTATGGTTATGGCACTTTTAAATAAGAAATCTGGTTTAGTCTTGTTTATGATGTTTCTCAATGTGTTAAGTAATATTTTTATGTATTATGTAATGAGAATATATTACTCAATGTGCATTGCATCATTACGTTAATAGTCTAACAAATTAGTGATCATAATTTTTAATATTATAATATTAAAAATTATGTAAAATTATGTATAAATAATTAAATTATGTAAAAATTATTAAAAATTATTAAAAATTATTAAATTATGTTATAAATAATAAAAATAATAATAATATAATAATAATATTATAAATAATATTTTATTATTATAAAATGAATTTTTTTGATAGTTTGATGTCGCCATTAGGTAAAAATTTTTGTTTGTATTTTTATGTAGTAGGACTATTTTTTCTAGGGTTACTTATATTAAGTCTTGGCAGTGTAGTGTTTGCACTAGTTAATGGAAAGTCTGGTTATATTACATTTGCAAGTATTATTCTTTTCTTATATATACTACTTGGCTATACAATAACTAGACTACAATATTCTATATGTTTAGCAACATTGAAATAAATAATAACATAATAATAATAATAAAACAATATAAAGAATAAACTATAAATTATATAAGTAACACTAATTTTAAACTAAACACAAAATAATTTATATTAATAATATAACAATTAATTTATTAATATGAAAGTTTTAAGTATTGATATTGGCATTAAAAATTTGGCTTATGTTATATTAGAAGTTACTAATGTTAATGCTAATGCTAATTTAGATAAAAATAGTATTGTTAATGGATCACAAGACTTTAAAATTATTAAATGGGACGTGATAAACCTGTGCAATAAGTTTATTTCTTGCTCATCAAATACATGCACAAAGCAAGCATGTTTTCATAAAAATGATACTTTTTATTGTAAAAATCACACTAAAAAAACAGAATATAGCTTACCGCTATGCAATGTAAAAACTTTGCATAAACAATCAGTAGCAAATCTCTCTGCACTAGTTGAAAAATGTGATTTAAAACTTGAAAAACCTATTAATAAAGCATCACTAATAAGTAGTTTGGAAGACTACTTGAAATCCACATGTTTTGAGGCTATTGAAAACGTAAATGCAAACAATGTAAATCTCATTGATTTGGGGATTAGTTTGAAAAATGAACTAAATGAGCTATTTAATAACTATGACCTTGCTAGCATTGACCAAATTATTATAGAAAATCAAATAAGCCCTATTGCAAACAGAATGAAGTGTATACAAGGCATGGTAGCCCAATACTTTATTGATTGTAATAATCATAATATAGCATTTATTTCGGCAACAAATAAATTAAAAGCATTTATAAATAAGGACAAGGACAAGGATAAGACTGCAGAAAAAGAGAAAAAGGTTTCATATAACGAGAGAAAGAAACTAAGTATATTATATAGTAAACAATTATTGGAAAATAAAAATATGATGCATGATCTTGCGTATTTTGTAAAGCATTCAAAGAAAGACGATTTAGCCGATTGTTTACTTCAAGGAATATATTATTTAGATAATAAACAAGATAGTCTTACAAACTAACAAAACTATAAACTATAAACTATAAACTATAAACTATAAACTATAAACTATAATATATATTAAAAATTATATAATATATATTGCGGAGTATTTAAAAATTAATCTTCTATTTAATACATAATAGATTATATGAATATTGTTGAAATTGAGCCAGATTTTCTAAATATTGAAGATATTGTATTGCCCGAATTTAAAATTAACGACCCAGACGAGGACAGTCGTTTTGAGGAAATTAGTTCAACAAGAAAATCTGCTAATTTTGGAGGAGGTATAGAATTATTAATGAATGAAAAAAATAAAGGCGATAAAAAATTCTCTTCATCTATTGATATTGAAGATATTACAAACTTAGAAAATGAATTAAACGAGCTTTCTGAAACTACAAATTCAAATTCAAATTCAAATTCAAATACAAATACAAATTCAAATTCAAATTATAATACATTAGCTAATGATACAAACAAAACTATTGAAAGCAACAGCACAAATAAAGAAATAAAATATAAACAAGATACAGGAAGTGCACAAAAGAAATCAATATTTGGCGATTTATTTGGTGGTTCCAAAAACGATGGAGCACAAGTAAAACCGGTTACAAAAAACAATGACACTGATAACATTAATCTTGGAAAATCTACAGCAAACATGAATGAAAATAAAACATGGGATGGTTTCGGTAAATTTAATAATATTCCGGTTAATTTGGATAAAACACAGCAAAAGCCCGAATTAACAAAAGAAGAAGAATTAAAGGAAAAATTCAAATATTTGCGAAAGCTTGACGATTTAGAAAAGAAGGGTGTTTCATTAAGCAAGCGTTACAACATGGATTCCAATTTAAATGAAATGATTGGAGAATATGAAACAATTATTGCAGAAAAGGAGAAATCCAATGCTATTAAATTTCAAGCAAAAATGATGATGGCTTGTATTACCGGTTTAGAATTTTTAAATACCAAATTTGATCCTTTTGATATTAAATTAGAGGGTTGGGGTGAGCAAATAAATGAAAATATTGACGAATATGATGATATATTTGCTGAATTACATGAAAAATATAAGTCAAAGGCTAAAATGTCGCCTGAGTTAAAATTATTATTTCAGTTAGGCGGTTCGGCTATGATGGTTCATATGTCAAATACATTATTCAAATCTTCTATGCCCGGCATGGATGATATTATGCGCCAAAATCCTGAATTGATGAAGCAGTTTACTCAGGCAGCTGTTAATACTATGGGGCAGTCAAAGCCGGGTCTAGGCGGGTTTATGAATGGACTATTTAATAATGGAAATGGATCTAACCCTGGGTTCGGTTCTAATTCTGGGTACGGATCGTCTATGCCTCCAAATGTAAATTCTGGTCCTCCGCCTGCACCAATTGAAACGAAATTACCGGATCGTAGCCAGCGAATGCAAAATATAGTAAATCGCCCCGATATTATGGCAGCACGGGGTTCTAGCATGGGCAACAATGAGGGCAACCCATATGATGAAGAGCGCATAAAGCGCCCTGAAATGAAGGGGCCTTCTAATGTGCCGCAATCGAACCAAAATATTGCCTCATTATTGAGCGGGCTAAAGACCAAGCAAATAGATGTAAATGAAATGAAAAATAACGAAGCAAGTACAATCAGCATCGATGACTTGAAAGATTTAATGGGTGGTAAGATACCTAGCAAATCTAAACGCAAGCAAAAGAGTGATAAAAATATTGTAAGTTTAGATATATAGGCTAGAGAGATTGCAAATGAAAGATTGCAAATAAGAAAAAGGTTTTAAAAATAATTTTATAAAGCTATTTTAAAGAATAAATAGCTTTATAAAAGCATGATAGTTATTTGTGATTTTTGCAATAAAACTATTTCAGAACATGCAACATTATATTTCGGTTTTGATTGTTTGTGTTGCTCAAATCATTGTAGGTCGCAAGTTATTCAACTAACTTTACAAATTGATCCAAGAATGGATAATCCACATAATTGGTTAATACATAAATTAAGGGCTATAAAAGCTAAAGCAGAAAAAGCAAAAGCTGAACCATTAATTCCAAAAAATAGATCATTAGTTGATTTAGTTGCACAATTAAAAATATAAACATTAAAACATTAAACATTAAACAATCTCTCTATTCTCTATTCTTTATTCTTTAACTCGTTACTAGTAACAATAACACTGCCACTAGGCTTTTTAATATTTAATTTAACAATTCCATTATGCATTTTTTGCTTATATGACAAACAATCGTAAGGCACCTTCATATAAATTGTTGTGTTATCTTTAGTAACAGCAATAGTGTACATTAACACCATAGTCTTATAATTTAATATATTATTTTAAAAACTTTAAATCCTTTTATTATATACTTTTAATAGACCGCCATATTATTTTATTTTTAAATAATTTAAATATAATATAATAAACAATACATTATGAAATATTGCGAGGAAAACCAGTATCATCCAAAACTAGTATGTAACAAAGGAAATATGCTATTAAATGAAATAAAAATGCCTTTAACCAATAATAAGGCATATAATTTGCAATTTGAGTTTAACAATTTAAATACGTATAAAGTGAACAGTGACTTGCTTTTAACTACACAATTATATGAATTGCTTGAAAAAGTAAATGTTGATTTAATTGAAAAAATCCATATTTTAAATGTATTAAATGAGCGGGAAACAGATATATGTATACTATTAAAACAAATAGCAAAAGAAGTAGGTATTAAGCAAAAATATATTTTGTTTAGATCCACTAAATACTTGAATAAGTTAAATAATAGTATTACATATTACAATAAGGATTTAATTTATGACCATAAAGATTTAATAGACAATTACTTAAATAACATAAAATTAGATAATAATAAATATGAACCACTAATATTCAATTTTGGTAAAACAGTTATTTCTGTAGTACATGAAATAGTATTACCATCAGCTAATAATGAACGCGAAGATGAGCACGAACATGAAGATAATAAATTTATACATGTGAAATTTTCAATAGATTTTCAAATTTCAATAGCGGACGATTTACCTATTTATATGAATAATCTTATTGGACTAATGTTTAAAAAAATGTTTTATAATGTTAAATCATTTATTGATAACTTAAATTTATAAAAAATATTATCAAAATATTATCAAAATATTATCAAAATATTATCAAAATATTATCAAAATATTATCAAAATATTATCAAAATATTATCAAAATATTATCAAAATATTATGTAATTATTATGTAATTATTATATATAAATACTTAATACTTTAATATACTATTAAATTATTAGCTATGATATTTATTCATACAATGAGTATAATCATAAGAATTGCAAAACTATTTACTATAATAAGTTACGAATTTTTAAAATATAATGTAATAAAGTTAGTAAATAATGTGTGTAATAAGCCATATAATAGGCTAATATTAATTAAAAACATATCTAAAAGATTGGAATATGAAAATATTGTGTATGTTAAAATATTTCAAGCTTTATGTTTAAATAAGGATCTATTATATTCCGAAGAGCAAGAATTTTTACTAAAATATACTGATAATGTTCCGTATAATATTAACGATATTAATTATGATTTACTTGATAAATTAGAACAAACTTATTCAATAAAACTTAATAATGTTATTCCTATAAATTGCGGAATAATAGGTTTAGTTTTTGATGGACATGATTGTGCCAACAATAAAGTAATTATTAAAATGCTGAAAAAAAATATTGTATATAAGTTTACTAATGTATTTGATGAATTGCTCTACATATCTTATATATGCAATTATATTCCATATATTAAATCTCTCAAATTGTCCAACATACTTTTAGATAATAAAGAAATCTTATTTAATCAAATGGACTTTATTAAAGAGGTTAATTCATTAGAAATCTTCACAAAAAAGTACAAAAATAACAAGGAATACAGGTTTCCAAAAGTGTATAGAGAGATTACAGAAAAATACCATGAATTAATGGTAATGGAAAATATAAAAGGACTAACATTTAAAGACATTGAAAATGCGGATAACACAATAAAAGAAGAATTTGCTTATTTAATAAACAAGTTTAATATATTGGGAATGTTGTATCATTCAACCATTCACTGTGACATGCATTGTGGTAACGTTTTCTTTTATATTAATGATCCAGCCAATGATCCAGCCAATGATCCAGCCAATGATCCATATCCAAAATATATGTTAGGACTTATTGATTTTGGTATTTGCACATTTCCTAATAAGGAAAGTCAAAATGCATATTATATTTTTTTCAACAACATATTTTATAATCACGACTATAGTGACCTAGAATATGTAATTAATAATTTTATAGAGGAAAAGTACATGCTCAACCTTTTCAGCTGCGTTAAAAAGCAAACCTTTTATGATGAAATAATAGTTTGCCTAGAATTATATAGCAATCATGAATTATCAAAGCGCGCATTAATAAATAAATTGGCGTTACTTATTTACAAATATAATATGAATTTTACACAAGAATTCAATAAAATTATATTAAGCATACATACAACACATAACTTTGTAAAGCTATTATCAAGTAAGCCAAATGACAGTTTAACAAAAGTAATAAAAGAACTAAGTTTATTTAATGAATTAATAAACATTTAATGTTATGGGGGGCTAAGGGCATACATGTTTAAAAAGGCAAAAATCCCCTTTTTTCAAAACCTTATGATAAATGGTCTTAATCTTTTTAAACAAATTATTGTGTGTTTTTTTTTGAAAAATATTTTCAGGATTTTTTTGGAAAATGGACATTTATAAATGTCCATTTTTGAGTAGGCCATGCCTTTATAGAAAAAAAGAGATTTTTTCACTTTTTAAATAAAACCACATGATAAAGGTTTGCACCACAAACATTTTACATGAAAAAACTCCTTACCATAATTTTTTTCAGCACTTTTTCACAATGTTTGAAAAATATTTTGTTTACATTTGTTTACATAAAAAATCCGGAAAAATCCGCAAAAATCCGCAATTTTTTTCCAATACATTAGCGTCACGTTTTTTATTTGTAAAAACCGAAAAAAGTGGCAAAATCCCCAAAAAAGAGCGCAATACAACTTTTTGTTGACATTTATTGACATTTGTTTACAAAAAATCCGGAAAAATCCGGAAAATTATATAAAATATATATTAAATATATAGCTATTACATTATTATTGACAAATGTTGACAAAAAAATCCGCAAAAATCCGCAATGAATTTGTATGTATAAATTGTAACTATGCTACGAGTGACAAAAAAGATTACAATAAACATGTTGTCACAGCAAAACATAAAAATAATACAAACGTTGACATTTTGTTGACAGCTAGCGTGAAAAAATCCGAACTTTTAGCAGAAATTATTTGTAATTGTGGAAAAAAGTACAAAAGCAGGCAAGGGCTTTATGCTCATAAAAAAAAATGTACTTTTTTGCAAAATGCAAAGTTAATGGATAATTCAAATAATGAGTTAGCGCTAGCAAATGACTTAACAAATGACTTGATCATTAAATTGCTGAATGACAATAAAGACATGAGAGAGATTATTATCAAGCAACAAGATCACATGATGAAGCAACAAAATCAAATAAGTGAAATGTTGCCGAAATTAGGAAACAACAATTTTATAACAAATAACAACAATAACAATAAATTTAACATTCAGGTTTTTCTTAATGAGCGATGTAAAGACGCAATAAACATGAGTGATTTTATAAAGTCAATACAAGTTAGTTTACAGCAACTAGATTATACGAAGCAAAACGGTTTAGTAAATGGATTAAGTAATGTAATAATAGAAAATATGAGTAAATTAGGATTATATCAGCGACCGATACATTGCACTGATTTAAAACGCGAATCGCTATATATTAAGGATGATGACAATTGGGAAAAGGATATTAATAAAGAAAAAATAAGAAAGGCCATTAAAGATGTATCAACAAAGCAATTTTGCGCATTAAGTAAATGGACAAAAGAAAATCCAGATTTTCAAAACAATGAATATAAACAAAACTATTATACTCATACATTAGTTGCAATAGCAAATACTAAGGAACACAATGAGGAAAAAATAATTAAAAAACTATGTAATAGTAGTTACATAAAAGAAGAATAAATTCAGTAAAATAGTGTTTTACGTTTATAAAACATTATTTTATAAGTTTATAAGTTTATAAGTTTATTAAAAATAAATTATTCGCCATTATTAACAATAATAATTTTATTGTTATTAGTATTAGTATTAGTATTAGTATTAGTATCACTATTTTCAATATTAATATCAAGTTTACTTAAATTCTTTTTGTTATAATAGTCACTAATATAAGAAGTAATTTTATAATAGCTAACAAAAGAAATAGAAAACACAGTAACGCAACTATTAAATAACATTAAATAATTATTATCCGAAATACTATACATTACCCAGCATAAACTATGAAGATTACCTAAGAATAAATAATAAGGATCAAAATCTTTTACCGATTTTGTGCGATAAGTTTTTATAATTTGAGGCACATGATATATAACATTAATAATGTTACACACTATAAGTATGTTATTTTTAAATGCTATGTTTGTGGCCATATAATCATCTATAAAACTTATAATTATAACTTTAAATAATTTATAATTATACTTATAAATACTTATAAATACTTATAAATACTTATAATATAAAAAAAATTGATAACATAAAATTAAGAATATAAAAAGTGCATTATAATTATATATATTATGATTAAAGACGTTAAGCAAATGCCAAACATATTTATATTAGTGGATACGAGTTATTGGATATTTTATAGATATTTTGCCATTGTACAGTGGTGGGGTCACACAAATCCAGAAACACCATTAACTAATCCGTATGAAAACGAAGAGTTTGTGGAAAAGTTTATAAAAACGTTTAGCTCTGCTCTAGATGGCTTTAAAAAGAAGCAAAAAATACATAAAAAGCCCACTACAATAATTGCAGCACGTGATTGTCCTCGTTCATCTATTTGGCGGAATACATTATATTCGGATTACAAAGGCACAAGAGACAAAGGCGAAGAGTTTGGCGGCGCTCCATTTTTCAAGCATGTTTATCAAGACGCTAATAAACTTTTATATGAAGCAGGCGTAAATAGCGTAGTACAGTTTCCTAATTTGGAAGCGGATGATATTATTGCACTTACAAAAAATTACATTCGCAATAAGTATCCAGACGCGCAAATATATATTATAGCAAATGATCATGATTATTTGCAGCTTTTAGATGAGCATACCGAAATAGTGAATTTTCAAAACAAATTTTTGAAACTTGGCACTAAAGTGTTTAGCGATCCACAAAAAAATCTGTTTTATAAAATAGTGCTAGGAGATAAGTCGGATAATATTAATCCAATTTTCAAGAAATGCGGCCCCAAGACATGTGAAGCATATTATGAAAATAACGAATTATTTTTAGAAGCGCTTAAAAGGGAAAATGCTTATGAAAAATATGAGCTAAATAAAAAATTGGTAGATTTTAGAGAATTGCCCGGCGAACTTGTGCAACGATTTCTGGGGGAGAATGCCGACATGTTGTGTAAACTATAGTTTATAGGCTTGGCTTTAAGTTGTTTTTTTTATATATAATTAATATGTATTTTATATTTAATTAACAATAACATTAATAACGTAAATATTATTATATATAATATAATAATTATTATAATATATGTAATGTTAATAAAATATCCGCTATTAATTCCGACATTTGGCCATGGATCAACCAGCCTAATTGTTAGCCCATATGCAACCTTAGCAAGCAATTTTATAAGCGGACTATGCATATATTATTGTTCCTACATTCAGCGAGTAATCCTACTAATCGGATTTTCTATTTATCATATTGCCGACGACTTTAATATACAAAACAAGCTTTATAAATATTCATGCAGCTCATTATTCCACTATGCATGGCTAAAATGTCCATTACTAAGTAAATGTTATTTAACGTTTGTTCACACTCCTATGCATTATTTTAATATTTATAAAAGGAAATTGAGAGTCTACAAACAATTTTTAATTGGACTAGGAACAAGCTTACTTGCAATTCCATTTTTACATGCAAATTTGGATAGCAAATTAAATAGCATTTTTGGCGAGTTATGGTATGTTGCCCCAATAATTGCACACATAATAGTCCATAGTTATTATAAATCTATAACTCTATAATGCTTTTTTTTCTTTTAGCTTAAACATTTAGCTTAAACATTTATACAATTTAATAGTTTTTAATAATCCAAGTAATTTTATGTTTAACACAAATAAAATAGTATCATTACATGCATTATAATATGGCGCCTCGATAGTACATGTATACTTGCGAATAATACTTTTAAGCAAACTATCTAACTCATAGCTCATAGTTATTTCGTCGTCGTCATGAGCATCATTAATAGTATCATTAATAGTATCATTAATAGTATTGTTAATAGTATCATTAATAGTATCGTTAATAGTATCATTAATAGTATCATTAATAGTATTATAAATATAACCATCACAATTTATTAGTCCATGTAACCTAACTTGTGAAGTATTTTCTTTTAATCTCTCAAATTCTATATTTTGATTACCCATAAATGGAATATAAAATGATCCTTTATAAACATTATTTAATGGAGGCAATCTATAAGATAACACTAATAATAAAAGATTATACATAATAAATACAAAAAATTAGTGTGTATATTATTTACAAATAGTAAAATGTTTAAATCCTTTTTATATATAACATAACCTATCTCTCTTTTTAGCAAGCTTAACTGAGTTAATATTAGTATTTATAGCATAATAAATACTAATATGTAAACTTTTTGTAATTTAAAATGTAATTTATATATAAATTAAATGACTAAAATAAGTAATAAAAATAACTATAAGAAAAATATAACTTTTAAAAATAAAAATAAAAATAAAAATAAAAAAAGGCAAAAAACACTGGAAGGAGGAGGAGAAGGCGAAGAAGAAACCATAATAGTATTATCTTGGAATATATTGTGGATGGCTATGGATGGATTTAACGAGGAAGAAGAAGAGAGAAAAAGAGGGGTAAAATATACACCAGGCACACAAACACAGCGTGATTTTGGAAAAAGTTGTGCAACAGACGTTAAAGATGGTCTAAATATATGCGCAACAAATGTTAAAAAAACTATAGATGAGCTCGCCGAAGAATATGATTTTGTTGCTCTACAAGAAGCAAGTCAGTGGGACAAGATACATGAAAAATCTACTAAATTAAAAGACATGGGTTATGTACATTATAGGTTTGGTAACACTAATTTAGTTACATTTTATAATAAAAATAAATATAGGCTTATAGCATTTAAAACAGATTTTATTAGTATAATTATTGATAAAGATAGTGACACTTATAATAATCGTCCTTACCATATTTTATATTTGCAACATAAGGAAAGAAAAGAGTTTTACATATTCATAAATTTACATCTTTTTCAGGGTTCTGAACTTAACAAGGAGCGTCTCGAGGTAGAATTATCTAAAAATATGGATGCTTTTTTTGAGATAGATGGAAATGAGGAAAATATTACAGAACGTTTTAAAATAGAGGTAACCAAAAAAACTATAAATAATGCTCAAACTCGTTTTAAGGAAAAAAGAACTAAAGATAAAAAGACAAATCCTTTTTCTATTGCATGGACAGAAGAAAAATATAACATTATTGTGGCTGGTGATTTTAACGATGCAAAAATAAAAAATTTCTGGAATGGATTTAAACCATTTAAGAAGTCGCCTATAGATAGCCTAAAAGATTTAGAAGTAAAATTACAGGAAGAGCCCCCGCCCACATGTTGCGCCTTAAATTTTAAAGAGCCTTATACAAATAAATATGAGCTCATTGGAGATTATATACTAGTTAATTCTAGTTTAACAGTAAAAAAAATTAATGCTCCAATTTTAAAAATACCAACATCTGATCATTTACCTGTTATTATACATTTAAGCCCAACTTATAATAAAGAGGATGATGCTACTAAAATTGACCCTATAAAACCTCCTGGTCCTGATGCCGCAATAATACCTGCTGCTAGTCTTGATGCCGCAATAATACCTGCTGCTAGTCCCGAAGTTGCTCCTCCCGAAGCTGCTCCTCCTGAAGCTGCTCCTCCCAAAGCTGCTAGTCCCAATGTTAATCCTGAAACCTCCCTTGTTTTAGCTAACGCATTAATACATCAAGAAAAAAAACCAGAAGAATGTATCCCTAAAATTATACACGTATTAGATATTCCTGGAGACGGAAATTGTTTATTTTCATCATTATTCACAGGATTAATACGATTGAATGCAAATATAGCTGCATTTAGTGCAATTCATAAAGATCATGAAGGCGATGTAAAAGCATTTGTAGCAAAACATATACACACATTTCGAAAAATAATAGTAGATAGTTTAGAAACTTTTTTAAACGCTAATATAGATGAGTTAGACTCCGGCATTTTATCTGAATTGGGGCAGTTTATGTATAACGAGGGACATCAAATAGATGTAAATAATAAATCAGTTAAACAAGAAATTGTAAAATCTTATATTGCTAACATGAGACAAGCTAGTATATGGGGAGATCAAATAATTATAGAACATTTTAAAAGAATGACCAAAATAAATGTAGTAATATTTAATTATCATGGTCTTGGTAAAGATCTAGGTTCTAATAGTAAAATTACAATTTTTGGAAATTTTTGCTATAACGGTATATGGTTACATTATAATGGAATTAATCACTATAACATAATATATCCTACAAATATAACTAATAGCGAATATAGAAATATACCCGAATTGAATATGTTACAATGGCCAGTTGATAGAAAGAACATACAAGAGATAATGTATTACAAGTATGAAGACATTATTGCTAAAACAACAATAAAAGAAGATATGATAGAACAAGTAGCAAAACCAGGACCAGCAAAACCAGCAGAAGTAAAACCAGCACCAGCACCAGCACCAGCACCAACAAAAGTAAAACCAGCACCAGCACCAGCAAAAGTAAAACCAGTAAAATCAGCAAAAGCAAATCCAACACCAGTACCTGTACCAGCAATTCCAGCACATGCACAAGGTGAAGAGGCAACATTAAGAAGAGCAGGAGCATCTAGAGTATCAAGTGGACAAGCACCAACAAAAGTAGAAAGACAAAGTGAAGAACAAAGTGAAGGACAAAGTGAAGAACAAATACAAGCACCAACACAAGGACAAAGTGAAAAACAAGATGAAAGACAAAGTGAAGAACAAATAGGAGAAGCTCCAAAACGTGGACAAGGAGAAGAAGAAAACCAAAATGTCAGGCCAGACGAAAGTAATTCGGGCAATATGTTTGTAATTCCTCTAATGGGTGTTGTATTAGCATTAGCCATTACATTTTTAGTAAAAAAATAAAAAAAAAAATAAAAATAAAAATAAAAATAAAAATAAAAATAAAGAACACATTATGATTGTTTAGCAATTCACGGGTAAATTACAAGTTACAAAACTAGCCTCTCCGCTAGCATTCCATGAAACAACCAATACAATAACTTCTACACCTCTAGTAATAGCATCATTAAAAGCTTGTTTATAAGTAGGATCTAATAATGACGCCTGAAAACTAGATATGTCGGTGCGCTGAATAACAAAACAAATAATAGGCCTAATAATTTTTGATTGACTGATTTCCGACAATTCATTAATATGTTTTAACGCACGCTCGCTTACAACTTCGCCCTTTTTTTTCCTATAACCATCAGGAAAATAGGCAATCTTATGATTAACAGCAATAGTCGCAAAGTCGCCATGTTTAATCATCTTTTTGCGATCAACAGAAGATACGTCAGCATAATCAGCAAGAGGCACATTTTTTACTTCTAATACAAAATATTTGCCATGCTCATCTATTCCTGCAAAATCAAATCTGGAATTAAGTAAGCAAACCTCGCGTTTATAAGTTTTGATGTTACATAATGTTTTCAAATGGTTGTGCGTTAATGCATTTTCAACAAGTGTTTCGGCCAATTTAGGATCAATTCCGATTAATTGTTTATTAATAAATAATTGCTTGTTAATCTCTTTTTCTTCGTAAAAATAGGCTAAATAAATTTTGTAAGAGCAAACCTTAGATTTAGAGTTAGCACAATTGGATTTCATAGGCGACGCATATACATAACAATCTTTTTCACATAGCCCACAACAACCCAATGACGCACAATGAGCTTGAGCAATAGAACCGTCTTTAAGTTCTATGTCGGCAACATAAGGAGTTTTACATATTTTGGACGGTCTTGATACAACTTTAACTAAAATCAAATCATGCAATACATGAAGCATATGTTTAATTATTAGTATTAAGTAATTAATAATAATTAAAAAGTGAAAAGTAATAAAAATCAATTTTTTTATAGCAAAATCTAACTTTTTATAATAAATTATTTAACAAACGCATTTAAACCTTCAAGTGTTCTTTCTCCGTTTAATGTTTTAATTAAATCATTTTTACTGTCTAATAATACTATTGTTGGGAAACCAGAAATATTATATTTTTGTAACATAGTATCGGCACCCTTGGATTCTATTTTATAAGTAGGTATTGGAGATGTTGCTTTAAACTTATCCCATGTTGGAGTAAACTCCTTACAATGCCCACAACCTTCCATGTAAAAATATACTATTTTCTTTTCAGATTTATCATTTTGCAATTTTGAAACATCATTGCCAAAACTTCCAAAACTTCCAAAATTACCTAAATTTTCTACAGATTTGTTAAAAAAGAAGAATGCTACTATACTTAATATAAATATTAGCGCTAAATATATGAATGATGTGGATAAATTTACAAACGGAATATTCTTTTGAATAGTCTTTAATATTCTTACTTTAGCCATTTTATATTATAGTATAATATAAAATAATAAAATAATAAAATATAAAATATAAATTATATTTATTTATGTTTAATTTTTAGTGTATATTTTTTTTTCCCACCTATTATTTTTTTTTCTTCTAAATCAAAGCCTTCTTTTTTCATTTTATAACTGTTTGTTTCATATTTTTTGTCAGAATTTGTTTCATATTTTTTGTCAGAATTTGTTTCATACTTTTTGTCAGAATTTGTTTCATCTTTTTTGTCAAGTATAGCAGGTATAGCTTTTTTTGATTTATTAAAATTTAAAAGTTTAGTATACAAATACGTTTCTGGAATATTTAATTTAGTATAAAATAAGTCGTTAAAAGCTCTATCTAATGTTCTAGCTCTTTCTAAACACACTTCGGCAACTAATCGCTTTTGCATATTTGGTTTGTTACCTTGCTCGTCTGCTTTATAACATAAAAAAACAATAAAAATCAAATAAGTATTTGTATCGCTTAAACGGTTATCTTTTGGAATGATTTTATACACATCGAATTTGTCTGTTAAATGTATGTTAGGTCTAGGAGCAGGACTAGGACCAGGACCAGCAGGACCAGCAGGACCAGCAGGACCAGGAGCAGCAGGAGCAGGACCAGGAGCAGCAGGAGCAGGACCACTATCTACAGGAGCTGATTGATTATTTGGGAGCATTAGCTCTCTCTTTTTTTTAAAAAGCTTAATAACTTTTTCGCTATTTATATTTTTATAGTCAATAACTTTATTTTGTGCAATACTATAAAATTTAGGAGTAGTTTTAGGCGTATTTTTAGTGGTGTCTTCATTATCTGTAAGTTTATAAGTAATTAACGTATCATAAACGAAGTATTTATCATTATTATGTTTTATTTCCTTACCATTATATAGCTTAAGCACATTTTTTAATAAATATATAATATTTAACGGAATATTTCTATCTTTAATTTTATTGTCATTTTCGATTATTTCAGCTCTATCAATTATTTTTTTATCAAGATTTTCGAATTTAATATCTAATAGATCATTAAATTCATTTAATGCAGTTTCATTGAAAAACATTTCTTCTTTATTTTTTATAATTTTTTGTATTTTTATGCTATTTAAAAGTCTTTTTATTTTAGCATCATAAAGATTATATTCAATTGTGTCATAAATATATATGGACTTGTAATTATTAGAGCTAGGATTTGTTAAGAAATTATTAGGTTCAAAATCACTTATTTTTAATGGGATAGTGTTGTCCAATATTTCTTTATTATCTAGTATATAGTTAATTTTTAATATAGGATTACGATTAATGTATGTTATATCGGCTCTAAATTTAATAGTTGCAATTAAAGAACTATCTGGACCCATAGATCGTATAAAGGGGTTATTTTCTTCTAATTTAAGATTTTTAACGTAGAATTTTTTAGTGGTGCCACTATCAATATCTTCTGCGTTAATGATTGTAGTATCTACTAAATAAATTTTTTTAATTATGTATAAAATATTATGAAATAGTAATACAGTTTGTTCTTCGTTATCGTCTAATAACTCAATGTTGGTTTTATTTGGAAATACATATTTAACATTTTCTTTAATTATTTGCATTCTTTTTTCCTTAGTATTAAACAAAGTAGGTGTTCGGTATATACCCGAATTAGTGTCTGGATTTAGTGCTTTGCTCAAATTGTCGCTTATAGCACTAAAAATATAGTCTAAATATTTTGTATCTAAAAAATATTCGTATTTTTCATGAGCATGAAATTTAATAGTGTCATCTAATTCTGAAGATTTATTTAACATAATGTTACTCAAATTGGTTCTAAATTTTTCGTTATTTTTGTCTTTGGTTTTGTCTTTATTAATAATATTATATTTATTTTTAATTTCGGACATTAGTGGTTTGCTAGTTAATAGCCTAAATAAATTTTTAATAACATCATCATAAAATTTTTCTTCATTAGCATCACTGTTTATCCTAGTAATGAAATCGTTTACCTTAGTTATTTCATTGTCTCTTTCACTTTGTAGGGCTGCTTGCTTGTCTGGAGTTGTTGCTTTAGATTGAATAGATGTTTGTACTTCATCGTTATTTAAAAATTCTAGAGCAATTTGTAAAATAAATTTTAATGTTTCATTTCTAATTGCAACCAGAGAATGATTTCCAATAGTTTCATAAAATTCATTTTTTATATCTACTTCGTTTCTACCGGAAAATTCCATGAATTTATATTTATTATTTTGCGATTTAGAAGTCAAACTCTTTATTTGTTGTAATACATCACTATCAATATAAGCATTTTCTCTTAACATTAATAAATTGAGTTTTGCTATTTCAGTTTCCATAGTTTTTTCTGCAAAATTTTCTAATAATATTTGGGACATTTTATCAATAATAAATTCTTTTTCATAAGCATCATTATTTTTTGTTAATACTATTTTTATAGTATATAATCTTTTTGTAGTGGCCATGATTATATTATTAATAGTTAATAATTATTTAATAATTACTAATTATTATATGTTAATTATATGTTAATTATATGTTAATTATATGTTAATTATTTACTAATGTTGTTAAACGCTTCTACTTTTTCTAATTTTTTATAATTATCAATTTGACCGCGAGCTTTACTTAATATAGCATATGCTTTATTAATCTCATCATCAGAAATAATTTTGTCTTTATTTGTATCGATCATTGATGCCAACTTTTTATATTTTTCGGGCAATATAGTATAGTTAGATTTTTCGTTAAATACAAAATTTGCTAAAATAATGAAAATACCTGTTATAATAAATGACATTAATAAATCTTTAGTGGCAATAAAGGATATAGTAAAAATAAGAGCTTCGCGAGCAATATTTTTGAGTATCATTTCTTGACCATTTGTTAACCGCAACTCAATATATCGCGAACCAATATTCATAAATATCATAAGTAATCCCAGCAATAATTTACTAGTGCTTAAATTGGTTAACATTTTATTAATATCAAATGTTTTTAAAGCGTCAAATTTTTTAAAAAAATTCTTATATTTTTTATATGGATTATACATATATTATTATAATAATAATATATAAAAATAATATATAAAACTAATATTTAAAACTAATATTTAAAACTAATAAATAAAAAACACTATTGCGAAATAATAGCAATATAATATAATAAAAAAACAATATAAAGAATAAACACTAATATTTATTTAGAGACTAAGCTAAACAATCTAGCCTAGCCTAGCCTAGCCTAAGCAAAAAACGATTTATAGTGTATCCAATTAAAAACCCAATAAGGTTTGGGACTAATTCAGCAACCGACCCATGCCACCCATGTAGTGTTGAATTTTTTACATTAAATAATTTATCAATATAATTTAGCGGTTTTTCAATCCCACGATACACTGTATAATTGGTAATAGGGTTATTACTTTCGTTATAATCTGATGGAGGGTAGCGTAAACAACCTCCACTATACTTTATTGCAAGTATAGGAAATTTGTCTAAAATATACTCAGCAAATTCCCATAAAATACCTATAGTTTGAATACTATAAAAATAAGAAGGAAATAATATTCCAAGTATTATAAATAGAAATAAATGATTTGGTTGAACTCCATAGAATTCTTTTCTAACACACGTCGTGTTGCTTGAACATGGACAACTTTGTCCATAATAATACGCCCATACTAAGAATAAAACACAAAATAATAGTATGCCATTTTTATCATTATAAAATTTCATATATTATATTATATTATATTATATTATACTATAATATAGTATATGGGTTATATAAAAACCTTTATAATTAATAAACGTTTTAAAAAAATATTTAAGTTGTTCTTAATAATAATGTTATTAATAATTTTAACTACACTAATGTATTCATTATTTAATAAACCTTCTATAGAAAATTTGGAAGATGAAAACGCTACAGCTAAAAATAACGATGAAAACGCTACAGCTAAAAATAACGATGAAAACGAGATAGATAAGAGTAAAAGCAGAATTGAATGTTCCCTTGTTACATCACAAATTAATAAACACAGAGATCACCCTTTTGCAGTTAAAAATGGCGACTGGGACACAGTAGTTAATAAGTATAGCGGAAATCCAAGAATAAGCATGCGAACTGTAAATATAGATAATATATCCACTATTGTTGATACTAAACAATTTGTATTTGTACACAGTAATTTTCCTATGGTTATAATGTCAGTTTTTCTTACCGATAAAAGAATTACTAATAAACAAATCGATAATTTTAGACTTACAATGGTAAGATTAACACACTCTCAACTATCTTATGATAATGTAGACAAAACCATTGAACTACTTATTAAGTATTTTTTGTAATATATTACATGAATTATTGCATGAATTATTACATGAATTATTGCATGAATTATTACATGAATTATTGCATGAATTATTGCATGAATTATTGCATGAATTATTGCATGAATTATTGCATGAATTATTGCATGATTTATAATATTAGATAATTTATAATATTATAATAAACAAGTAATTAATAACTTTATTTAGTAGTTTTTACAAATAATATAATCTTATTTTTTTATAATAATATAATATGTTTCAATTAAGCCCTGCTCTAATAGATTCTGAAAATAGTAATTTAATAGACACAAAATTAAATAAGAAACCATCTTCGATGGCAAATAAAACTTTAAAAAAGAAAAATGTGGCATTTGACGAAACAAGCAATAGCACAACCAATAGCGACAATAACGATAGTATAAAAAATAAAATAACAAGTTTAGGAAATCTCATGTCAAAAATCCACACTAATAGTCAAGAAGAAGATACTTATAGTAGCACAAATTATCAAGCCAATGTAATAGATGAAAGCATTAGCAATTCTTTGACAGACAGCCTAAATAGTGAACTGGCTAAAATACAAAAAATGAGAGAAACAGGAAATAATTTACCCCAAAATAAATTTTTGGATAATTTAAATAATCCAACTAATCCAATTAATTCTGACAATTTAACTAATCCAATTTATCCCAACAATTCTCTCGGCCTAGATAATTCAAACAGGGATAATAATGTATTAGGAAATTATAATTCTTCGAAAAGTAGCTTATCAAATTACAATGAAAGTTATAATACCACGTCGTATAGCAATGAAAGCGCTGCAAATTTTGACAATAACAAATTATTAACAAAACTAAATTACATAATACATTTATTAGAAGAACAACACAATGAGAAAACTAACCATATTACTGAGGAGCTAATTTTATATTTATTTTTAGGACTGTTTATACTATTTGTTTTAGATTCCTTCGCCCGTGCAAGCAAATACCAGAGATAATCCATTAAGAAGCCTTTTTAAGAATAAATAAAAACTCATGTGGATGGTCAATATTATCAAATGTTTTCTTATCTTTTATAATAAATCCCTTTCCTTTAGCAATATTTAGTATTTCGTCAATTGTTGGCATATATAAATTAATAGTATTTTTGCGAATACTATTTGTTTCAATGTTTTCGAACGTTTCTTCATAATACGAATATGGAGTATTATTATTATTAATTTGTGATAACGCTACTTCATGTGTATCATTACTCTCCTGACTATCAGTTTCATCATTCTTCTTATATGTACATAAATATTCTAAATTAGCATTAAATTTAATGAAATTTCTTGTAATATTATTATTATGCTTTTCGGGGTTATATAAAATATTTTTATCATGTTTATAAATCACAAAAGGCTTGAATTTATCCCTGTCTACAAGATGTACTATTAATAGTCCGTCCGATGTTAATAATAATGAACAATTATCAAAAAATGTTTCCTTATCCTTAATATAATAAATGGTTTTATTTAAGCATATTATATGCGTAAATGTACTATAATCAAATAAATTATTTTTCAAAATATCTCCTACAAAAAACCTACAATCATTATATTTAGATTTGGCTTTTTCTATCATTATTTTGGATTTATCAACACCAGTAACATCATATTTCATTTTATTTAATAAATAAGTATGGTAACCCGTTCCACATCCTATATCTAAAAACTTTACAAATTTCTTGTTTTTAGCATAATTTATAATCACTTTCAATTGGGCAACATCTCTGTCTTTGTTTTCATGAATGTCATCATAATATTTAGAATAAAATGCGTCATACACTTCATTATCTATTTTGCTTTCAAATCTTTTTCCTGATGTCATATCCTCATAGTTCTCGTATATTAATGGTCTGGGATTTACTAAATACGTAAAAACAATTATTAGCACTATTATAAATATTTTATGTAATAACGGTAAGTCAACAAAACTTTTATAGGCTTTAAAAATATTAGATTTCATTATGGAATACATTATTATTAAATAATAATATATATTATTATTATTTATTAATATAAAAATTTTATGTATATATAAAAATATTTTAATGTGTTTCATAAGTATTAAATAATATTAATAATTATGGAACCATCTTACATAAATGATGGCCGACCATCATTTAGGAATATAACTTTTTCAAAGTTTCAAAAATCTAAAGCTCGTATTGAGCTAATTAAAAATTTATATGATGAAAAAATAGAAAATGCATGTTATTGGAGCGCTGAATTTATATGTGCCGGCCACTTTTTAGACCTATGGGATATTATTTTATACTATTCATATAAATATATACATAATGGTAATCCAAAATTATCATTATATTTAAATATGCGCTATAACCATTTTGCAGCCATTTTAAATAATGGATACAATGATAATATTATAAAAATGAGAAACAATGATAAAATACGCAGATTATTTTGCGAACTTATATGTGTATTGTGTTATTCAAATAAGAAGAATGTTATATGTGATGTAAAATTAGATAAAAATAATTCATTTGAATTATCTACAATGAGCGAGAAATTTAAAGCGCCAAATATAACTTATGTAGATGCTATATTAAAGCAAGATGATCCAAAAGAACTAATAATACCTATAAATGAACTGGTCTATAATTTAATAAGTAAAAATATTATTCAGGTTTGTTATTGGTATGAATGGCTAATAGAATATGAAAATATATGTATTAAAAAAAAACGAAAATGTAGTTGCGAAAATAGAATGTATGCACCACAAGGACACACACATGACCCAATATGGATTATATGGGACATATTATTTTATTACAGCGATCCATCAATTACAGACAAAAAATACAATATTAACAACAATAATAACAACAATAATAATAATAATCAACTAAAACATAAAATAATAAAAAACCTTTTCGAACTATTTATAATAAAATATAATAATAACGTCAAAAAAAAACGAAAATATATAATATATTTTGCGTTTAATTTATTAATCGAAGAAATGAATTATTCAATAAACATAATTGAAAACCAAGAAATTGTTCAAGTTATTGTTTCAAAAATAAACTCCGTTTATAAAGATATTAAAAAAAACGAAGAAACACCCAATACTGATTACTTATTTAATAATCTAAATAAAAGCAATTTGGAAAAATCTATTGAAAAATTAGACATGTTTAATGAGTTATGTTAATTAATCTTTATTAATCTTTATTAATCTTTATTAATCTTTATAGTTATAAACATGCAAAAAAAATGCTCGCGACCCAACATCTAACGGTTTCACAGGAACAATATGTTTAGACTTACTAATAAACTGCAAAATCTTCCTCTTGCTAATTTTTAAATGTCCACGAATTGTTCTTAACGAGAGATTTTTGCCAGAATTTTCTTTTAAATAATCTTCGACAATATTTGAACTATTCATCAACCTGTTTATAGATTATATATTTTCTTTAGTAATCTTTAAATAATTTTTCAAATATTATAAAAAATTAAGTTATATATTATTTATATATATTATTTATATATATTATTTATATAATATATATATAATATAAATGATAAATGAAGATGAACGACCACCTGATGATCCAAGAGAGAGAAAAGTGGATAAAAACTCATATATATTGACTAGATTTAAACCAGAAGATTTAGAGTTAGCAACTAGAGTAAACCAAGAAGACTATTTAAAAGGTCTTCTAATAGAAACATTATATGATTTATATGATGCACATAAGAAAGCAAGTGCTGTGTGGTTCAATTCAGGTGATGATGCTATACTTAAGACAAAAGAGGACTTATTCAATGCAAGAAACAGGCTAACAGAAGTTTTTATATTTATATATAAACTATTAAATGTAGATGATAATATTTCTTTAATTATTGCAATAATAGACAATATATTAATTAGTATTATCAATAGTGATGCGGATTATGTTCAAGACGTTATGGCTGATATTGCTAATAATTATATTACCCGCGAAATGATATTGCGCTATAATATGCGGAATTCGTATGGAAAAAAAAATAGAAAAAAACATAAAACAATTAGAAAAGAAAGAATTAAAAGAATTAAAAGAAAATCGCATAGACGCAGTAATAAACGCAATTAACTTCTATAATAAAACATGATTTTGTATCCTTTTGTAAAATTATAACGTTCAGGCTCATATTCTGGATCTTCTTTAAAAGTCCAATCCTTATCTTGATTTATCATTTTTTTCCATTCAAAACGTGATAATTTTGATAAACTGCTTCCATCAAATTTATACTCTTCTTTATTAACCGTTAATACACTAACAAAATGACTATTTGCTTTAGGGTCAAAATGATCCTTATTTGTTATAATTATTGCGTCTAACACATAATTATATGTATTATTTTGCGCATCTGTTAGCTTAATAGTATTGTCAAACAATGTTCCACTTTGGAAATCTTCTATTATAACAATGTCGGGAATAACGTTTATTGAACTTGTCACATATTTTTTTTGTATAACGTCATTAATATTTATTGTTCTTGTTATAGAATGTTTAAATAATTTTAACGTATTATATTTGAGATATTTTAAGATCGTTTCATAATATGTAAGAGGGTTTCCTGGATCTTCTATATCTGGTATATTATATATTTTGTTGCTGTTAGTTATTAATAATGTAGGACTTATAGATTTAGCAGGATTATTTATAATTTTGTATATATGATAAACAAAATAGTTTGTGTTTAATTTATCTGTGAGAGAATTAATTTTATTAAATAAAATATTTGACTTTGAACTCTGGTTGTATGATGCCTCAATAAATAAATTTAATATAAAAAAAATTTTTGCAAATTCTTCAGGAATTAAAGTGGAGTCTACTTTTCTTCCTGTAATCATTAATTCTCTGAAAAATCTGAAAAAAACTCTCCCTTTATCACTGAAGAAAAAGGTTACAAACATCGTGTTGAACCAACAATTTGATAAAAATTGTACAGGTGGTATGAATTTTGTAACATCTAAATGTTTTGATGCCTTCAAGTTATGTAACAATATTTCTTTTACTCTATTACTAGTATAAGGAAGACATACATCGTTGTTAGTAGTGCTTACATTTAGCTCTAATAAACTATCACATAAATTTATTGATAGTCGTGGTAGTGTTCTTAATGACCGGATTTGTAATTTATTATTTATGGATGGAATATAAGACTTATTTCTTATAGATGATTTAGGCGCATAATTGCTAATTGGGTTAGTAGATTTTTCTGCTTCTGGATCTGCTTGTGCTTGTGCTTGTGCTTGTGCTTGTGCTTGTGCTTGTGCTAGTGTTTCTTTTTCATTAAAACTATAATTTTTAGAATTATTTGATATATAATCCTTTAATGCACTCTTTTTTAACATGCTATTTTTTAACATGCTATCTTTTAATGTGTCATACTTTAACAAAGTATGTTTTGACATGCTATTTTTTAATGTAGGTCTTGAAATTCTTCTTGCACTTTGCCTTGTTTTAGTTTTAACAAATACCTTGTGAATACTAGGTTGTTTATTTTGCTTTTGCTTTTGCTTATGCTTTTTTTCTGTATGCTTCTTTTTTATAGATTGTGTCTTTTTTATAGATTGTTTCTGTTTCTTTTTTATAGGTTGTTTTTGTGTTTTTTTAATTGATTGCTTTTGTTTCTTTTTTATAGATTGTTTCTGTTTCTTTTTAATAGATTGTTTTTGTTTCTTTTTAATAGATTGTTTTTGTTTCTTTTTAATAGGTTGTTTTTGTGTTTTTTTAATTGATTGCTTGTGTTTCTTTTTAATAGGTTGTTTTTGTGTTTTTTTTATAGATTGCATTTGTTTCTTTTTAATAAGTTGTTTTTGTTTCTTTTTTGTTGGTTGTTTTTGTGTTTTTTGTATTGATTGCATTTGTTTCTTTTTTGTTTTTTTTTTTATTAATGTTATTATTTTGTCCATTACATTTTTAAATTTATTAATAATGGTTTTTTTTTTATTATTATTATTCATATTATTTTATATATTA